ATGGGCGATCACGGAATGGAAATATTAAGAAAAGACTTAATTAAGGCTTATCGGTTTCTGGTTCTTAGGGATGACATTAGCTTACTGAATATGTCCTCGAGTTATCAGAACTTCTCTCGTGACCTTAAGGAGCTGACGGGGATCTCTGAGCCAATCAAAGGATCTGAAGATCTCAAGGCATTTTTGGTAATGATTGCGAAACCATGCTCTGAGATGCCTCCTTGGGAGGATATACGTAAGGGCAAATCTTTTCGAGATGTAAAACTGTATCTGAGAAAGAGTTTGGCCAGAGATGTAAAGGCACGATCTTGGGCTCAGCTTGAACAGTACTATTCGGCATTGAGGGCTATCTTTGAGTCATATCAGAGAAAATTAACTCCTGAAGAGCTTTACGCCATGAACAACGCTAGTAGCTTCAAAGGTTCTTCGAACTTAGAGGGGATCACAGTGTCGGGCGAACCCAAAACTGAGTCGAAGGAAGAGATTATCGCTCGCATACTCAAAAAAAGGAACAAAGGATAATGGACAAGTACACGCCTATCTATGGCGATCCGTATTGCTACCCTGGTACAGATGTACTGATTAACAATTTCGACGAGCGAAATATCTACATCCTCGAAGAGTTGGAGGTTGATCTAACTGAGGCCGCAGCGCAAAAGATTCAATTTCGTCACCCTCCTTATAACTTGCGAACAATGGAGCAGATCCACGCTTCACTTTTTAGCGATCTCTATCCTTGGGCTGGCAAGCTCAGGACTTGTGATATAACCAAGGGTGATACGCGTTTTTGCAACTGTAACTTTATAGAGCTAGAGGCCACAAAGTTGTTTGCTGCGTTGGCGGAAGATAAATGGCTTAAAGGACTGCCGATAGCTCAATTCGCTGAAAAGCTTGCCGAACATTATTGTGAGTTTAATTTGCTACATCCTTTCAGGGAGGGAAACGGACGAACTCAGAGATACCTATTTGACTTCATTGCAAACAGCAACGGCTATGTGGTTATGTGGGGCGAAATAGAGCGTAAGGAGTGGCTAAATGCTAACGTAATGGGTGTATTCGATCCGGAGCCAATGGCCATACTGTTTAGGAGGGCTATTAACTTGCTATAACGCAGTTTTGTGCAAAAATCAGTTTGAAGGCGACCGTTCTGAACTGGTAGCCTTTATCAGCCCGACTGGATTAACAAACTATCAATTATCCAAATACCGCAAGCTTTTCGTCACCCGTATACCCTCTGTATTCTCATGACTCGCTCGTTGTCTAGCTTTAATTGACCGTCTAAGCGCTCTTGCATCTATCGCAATAGGCCGATGAACATAATTGAATTTCCCTATTTGCTTTTTTACATCAAGCATCAACGCGGCATCAGCTTGCTTGGCCGCCAACCAATACGCCGTCATTAGGTCTCGGCGTCGGTCGAGTATGTGTTTCTCATAGCCCTTGATGGCATTATTTTGCTCATACTGTTTCATCAAGTCGTGGTCTGAGAACCCAATGCCTTGCAGCAAGAGTTGATGCCAAATGAAATCACCTTTCTCCTTGTAAGCATCCCCCCGATAGTTCAACGCGCCCTCTTCCTCGTACCGAAATGCCTTCATCGGATCTCGAACAAATTTAGGCACAATCTTTTCGATTCCTCGCCCGTATTTACCATCAGAGATGTCCTGGCTACCACGAATTGCGCCCATCACCACACCACCAAGAACGGGTCCTGCAATTTGCTGCGCGTAATGAGTCCACAAGTCCTGCCCTTCCAAATCTCTATTGGGATCGCGGATCCAAAGGCCATCAAGTGAAATACGGGGAGATACACCGGCACCACCCGCGCCATAGAGAACCAAGTCACTCATCTCTTTTCCGACGATGTCGGATAGGTAGGCTTTGAATTCAATCTCTGCATCCCAGGGCTCATCATCGTCACCAAAGGCCGCATCCAACGCATTGGCGAGCGCGTAAAGCATTCCAAGAGGCATAGCACTTACGCCACCTAGCAATGCCGTCAACCCAAGTGTGCCGAAAAGCTGCTTTCGTGCTGCCGATTTTTCTTCGACTGTTGCTCCCTTAAAACCAACATATAGATTGCGCAGTAAGTAATACGTCATGTTCTGGCTGTATTGCTTGAACTGGGTAATGACTTTCATCGAGGGAGATTGCATGTATCGAGCGCGATTGGCATTGGTATAGTCAAAGTGAGCGTCCCACGTCATGTCAGCAGCGGCTTTGACTGACGCCTCATGGCTTATCCCTTTTTGCCTCGACAAACGATAAGCAGCAATCGCGGTTGTTTCGCGGTTAAACACTTCGGCTTTATGGAACAGTGCGCTCACCATACCCATCACTTTTTCGCGATTCTCGTTGTATTGCCAATTCTCCGCTTCGGCCATTCCGGCTAAATCATGCGCATTGGTCGCATCCAAAAGGCCCATGTCATGCCATTGTTGATAGGCATCCTTTTCGTCATATCCATTGAGCTTATTGAGGATTTTTCCTTTACTGGTCACAAACTCTTTCATAGTTCGCGTCAACGCACCCGCCGCTTTGGCTGAACCAAACTTACTCGCAAGAATCGGTAACGCCACCACGAAATTCTGAGTCGTGTTGACGGCGGCAGCGGCCGGAGACACACCTAGCATCCAGATAAAACCCAGTGACGTAATGTGTTGAGCGACGCTTGAATGTTTTGGGTTCATCACCCAATCGTGACGCTTCAAGAGCTCTTCGGCATAGCGACCGGCTTGATTGTCACCCGATGCGTCAGCTGCCTTTGATGTGTCATTGGCATGCTTGGTCAATTCATCAGCATATTCCATCCTAGCGAGCTGATACGCACCTTTCATCATGTTCGATGCCATGGCCCGCAGCGCATCATTGCTCCACCCTTTGACTTTCTTACGGTGAAGAAACTGTTTGCGCATTGAGCGAGACGGGAGTGCCTGCAGGTAAAGCTGATAGATAGCGTCTTTGATTTCTTCTTTCTTGGCCTCATTCAACGATGTGCCGTCGACCTTACCAATAAAATCCGTAACAAAACTTAGGCTCGCCCCGCTAATACCCGTATTGCCTTCCAGGCGGTAACCTGTATTTACATCAAACCCCTTCTTACGGAGCCGGTCAGCGGTACCGGTTTGTTCTGCTTCACTATCGAACATCATGTAACGCTTTTCGCCGTTCTCATCGACGGAAGACAGCCAATATTTACCAAAACGTGTTAGCGGGAAATAGGGTGCGTTAACCTCTTGCAAATCAAAGACGGTGCGAAGCTCTGCAATCTGTTTCTTCTTTCTCCTGCCATCGACCTCGGCATTCTGTATTTGCTGTTCTAGCAGACGCCGATAGTCATGGTGACGTTGTTTGTAGTTATCTCGCATTGAGCGATAATGCGTTTTCGCCTCTTCAGGCAACCTATCGAACTGCCGTTTTAGCTGCGCATGTTTTGCCTGCCGATGTGGTTCGTTAATCAGATTACTTCTAAGCTCTTTCAGCTCATCAGTTTGCGCTTGAGTCTTATGACTGCCCTCATTGATGTTTTCGACGTACTCGATACGCCGCTCAATGGCTGCAGCTGCAGAAACAAACTTACCATCAGGATCCACGCCCTCCACAGTCGCTTGATGGGCAAGCCCAAACATCGTGTCTGCATCATGCTGATTCTTTGCTGCCCACTTACGAATGTCTTGCGCTATCTCCGCTGACTCAAACGCCATTTGATTACGCCTTGTCAGCATACGATGGACGGTATCGACATAGGTTTTCAGCATGGGTAGCGTGTCAGCGGCCAAATCCGACAATTGGCGAAGTGACACGGCACCCAACCCCACCTTGCCGCCGGCAACACCCTTGACGGCTAACGCCACCGAGCTGAGCGCGGATTTAAACCGATCAGCCGGTGTTTTCCCGCGCTCCACCTGCGCCATGGCCTCTTCAAACGTCATGTTCTGTGTGCGAGAAAACTTCACATCGTCGTCATCTGGTGTTACGGTTTTACTCTCAGCTTCCGCTCCCTCCCTTGGTACAATGGGTCCTTGGGCATGTAGGCGCGGCCCCGAACTGTTGCCATCGGAAGCTGAATCATCCCGCTCAAAGGAATGGTCATAATAAAACTTGCCATCCGGCATTTCGCGCACATCAATGACAACGTCATGCACTCTGCCTTCTACTTCAAAATGCGCGCCAAACCGATGATGGGCGATATCGTTTTTGTTACCTTTTGACTCTTCGATCTCCCCTAAATACACGGATTTTTCAATGAGCTCGCCGGTATAGGGAATCGATGCAGCCAAATCGGGCATCGCGCCTTTCATTGTATGTTTGATCCCCGTTTTACCCACGCTAACCGATATGCCAGAGCCCTTGTTAAGGTATGCTCGCCCTGCCAACAGAAAACCTTTTGCAAGTGCTTTTAGCCTGATTTCTTTGTAGGTTTTGCCGTGAATTGGCTCACCTCGAATAAGCGGTGCCTCGTCCTGCACCCGACTGAACTTTGCTTGCGACAGCGACGATCGCTTATTGGATGGGGTGGCCTGAACTTTCCAATGGTTCACCGACTTGATGCGGTCAATCAATGTCTGAACAATGTTGTTCATTTCTGCACGTGTCATGTCGCTTGGGCGCATCAGCCCCACCTTACGCAAAGCCCGCGCAATGGCGGCAACAAGGCGATCCCACCATTGTTGAATACGGCTTCGCTCAATCTCTGACGCATGGGCTAACACTTCTTCGACTTGCGTGAGCGGGTCTTGATCGGCGTAGTGTTTCAGGACTGTGTCCCAAAGCGGTTTAAGGTGCTTGGATTGCTTGCCCGCATGCACCCGCTCGACGAGCTTTTGATATTCGCTGTCCCCCACCACCGCTTTCAATCCGTGATGAACCAACACTTCATGGCGAAGTTTCTGGCGAAGCATTTTCATGTCTTTGATGTTTTCAGCGACCAATACCACAGCGGCACTCTGATCGTGATAAAAGGCATGGACGGTGGCGTCAGGAAAGGAGCGACCAAGCATCTGTTCGGCACTTTTTTGCGTTGGGACCACCTCTATGTGTATCCCCGCTCCCCCGCGATATTCTTTCAACCACTGCTGTACCCCTAACTCTGCATGCTTGACGGACATACCTTTGATACGGGCACGTTGCCTGGAGACGCCTTCACGGGAGTACAGCATCACCCGCCCATCGTCGAATTCCTGTTGCTCGATGGTATTGAACAAGCGGTCATAGGCGCGTCGGAGTGATTGAGATTCCGATGCTGTTGGGTAGGGATACGCATTTTTAACGTCACTGCCAATCGCATTTTTCTCCCACGCGGATTCACTTGCGATGTTGGCGAGAAAGTCATTCCTTGCATCCTGATCGGCAAGTTTTGCAATCAAATACGATTCAAATGCACGTGCACTCATTTCAACGGGCGTGGACCAATAGTCTTTACTTCTTTTTCGGTCATGCACCATAGAACGCGCTTTGAGATCACTCTTCCCAATTGTGGTCATCACGTTCATGAAGGCATCGCGCATTTCAACACGCACTTGATGGTCATTCCCCCAGTGCGTCCCCGTGTTGGTTGTCATGAAGGCATCACTGGGTTTGTGACTTCCATTATCCAATTTGGCGAAGTAGTTATCTAACGCATGCCACCACTCATGCCCGAGCGAACCCGCGCCATGCTTTTTAGTCAGATTGATCACCACCTTGCCAGGCTCGTAATGCGCCGCAGCGGGATCAACACCGCCACGCCCTCTTGCGCCAAATGCGAGTCCAAGTTGTCCATTGAGGGATATCGCTTTCGGTGAAATACCAAGAATGGCGGCCATGTCCATCAATGCGTCATAGGCATCGTTCACCATCGACTGACGCTTGCCTTGCTCCACCCAATTGCCAAATTCCACGCCACGAAACCCAAAGGTCTTCGCAAAGTCCTCAGCTTTGACATCGCTGCCTTGGCGCATGTCTTCACCGACACGCGGATCATTGGTGTCACGACGAGGTGGCGGCGTAAACTTTGCGGCATCCAGTTTGTCTGCCAACGCATCATGGTCTTCATCGACCATACGGCGGGCTTCCCCAAGGCTGTCTATCGGGCCTGCAAGGTCAATGTATGAACGCCCGACTTTTTTACCGACAAAATACCCAGGCTCACTGCGCTTGGTGTAGACATCAAACGAGGCCGCCTTGCGCTTTTTAGGTTGGCTCATCAATTTTTCGTATTGCGCTTTAAACTCTTCAATGGCCGCGTCTTTGGTGTCGCCATAGGATAAGAGCCTTGGCCAGTTCCCATAAGCACTGCCTTTGGCCGAACGTTCCACCGTCCATATCGTTTTAGGAGGGTCAAACGTTTCACCTTTGAACATGCTGTAATGCCCGCTTGTCAGAGATAGATGCGCCAGACTATGCGCATGACCCACGGCATCATAGAGCGCGGCTCTCCCCATCACTTTATGGCTGTCCCTGCTCGATGACTTTTTAAGCGCGTCAGTCACCTCCTCAGGTGTTAGTGCCCCCTTAACCGCAGCCATCGACACATCACGCATACGTTTAAGGGCGTACGCCCATGGCACTAACTTGTGCGCACGCCGAGGTTTTGGGGGAATGCTGTCACGCATGGCGCGGAAAAGACTGATGGCTGTCAACGATACACCTTGGTCCAATAAGGCGATGTAATTGGGTTGGGGCCAGGCGTTTGAGAGTGTCAGAGACTGAATGTCTTCCGGTGTTTCTCCTTTTATCGAGTCAGCGTAGGCGCCCCATACGTCTTTTCGCGCACCACCAATTTTTTCGCCGACATCTTCAATGCGATTTGGCGGGGTATCGTTATGAGGCTCGATGTTCTTTGTCACCGTCTGTGATTCTGACACCGCCCCATCATTAGGACTGGAGGGCGCGTCCTTTTCGATTTCTGGCTGATAGCGTGGCATGAACTCTTTTAGCTTTTTTGTACGGCGAGTTTTAGCTTCATCACGCATCATGCTCAGGCGTGTTTTCACAAACGCTTCGGCTTTTCTTAGATCCTCTCGCGCCGTCAGCTGCTCATGCTTGGGCAACGTACGAATAAGATTTTCACCGCGCGATCGCAAATCATCCATCACCTGCTTAATGGCATTGGGTGAAAAATCAGGTACCGCGTTCGTTTCTGTCGCTGGCGAAAAAAGGGCTTCCGTTTTCGCACGTCGTTCAATGGTCTCGGGCTTCGCCTCGTTAACAGCCTGACGTCTTTCTGCCTCAGCATTGAATGCCGCTAATCGCTCCGGCGCATGGCGAAGCGATTCAAGCAAGGCCGCTTTCAACTGTGGGTTAGCTTTGGCCATGCGTTTACTTAACCGTTTACGCATCGACTTGGTTTTCTTGACTGTCTCTGAAAAATCGGACAAAGGAATGAGCTCAGAACGCTGCGCCTCAGCCTGATGTCGTGCCTGACGCCAAGCCTTATCGCGTTGAAATGTTTTTGTGACATCACCATCACGTGTTTCTGGCTCTTCCGGTTTTAACGCACGCTCCGCATTCGCTTCACGCTTGAGCAATTCAGCTCTAGCAATGTCTGCGTCAAAATCTCGGTGTGGCGTTTGCCTACCATCACGCTCGGCTTGCGCCTCTTCTAGACGCGGATCGTAAGGCGGGGAGTATGGCTTATAGGTGGGCACGCCATCGCGTTCTTCTGTCAGTTGCTGACGGCCTTGCTCGATGGCGGTAATGTAGCGTTCTGCTTTTGACTGAGCCGCCACGTACCCCGATTGTTGTCCCGCCTGACGTTTTTCCACCGCGGCATCGAAGGCTTGCTGCACACCCGTTTCATCTATATCCAACGAGGACGCTTGTTCTGCTAACGCATAGATGTCTTGTTCAGCCGTGATATCTCCTTGTTCAATACGTTCAAGTGCCGCATCGGTTTTCTGCGCATCAAAGGCATAAGCACGCTTTAACAGTTGAATGTCATGATTTGAGGGGTCGCTCAATACCTGTTTTTCACGCAACACGGCGCGAGACTGGTCACGCTTGGCAGTGAGCGGGTCAGCTGCGTCACTGTCTGTTGGCGCGATATTGACGTCTTGCGATGGCGCTACCGGTTGGACTGTTTCCTCTGTTTCAGCGAGGGACGGCTCCTCCACAGGTGAAACATTGGGACCTGCTTGCCCATCTGGCGCTGTTTCAACGGATCCAGGGTGAGGCGCAATCACCTCCGGCTCTGGCGGCGCGGCGCGTGCCCCGCCAACGGCGCCCATGCCACTGCCGAGGACACCGCCAATCGCGGCTTCATTCACGGCACCAAGTGCCACGCCATCCATCAACGCTTTATCTGTACCGGCGAATTCATTAGCGACCTTGTTCGACACATACTGCTCAACGCCACCTTGGAGGGCTTCTGTGGGTGCTTCACGCACCGCCCCTATCGCCGCGCCTTTCATGATGCCTTTTCCCGTTCCTTTAACCAGTGCGTTTGCCAAAGGAACATCGCCGACAAGTGTTGCTGCGACACTTGCCCCCAACGTGAGTGGGTCGGTCATCGTGGCTTGAGAGGCACCATTGGCAACGCGTGCTCTCGCTTCTTCTAGTTTTTGGTCATCACTGAGCAAAGCGAACTCGGGGTCGGTATCGACATCCATAAACGCTGACGTAAACACCTCACTTTTCAGCAAGTCTTCAAACGGCGTGTTCAAGATACTTTCTTTGGATTGCTGGCCTTGCGCGCCCACATCGCTCGCCATAGACACCGCCGCTGTGGGCGCTTTCGTCAGCAGATTCACCGCATGTGTTGCCGCTTTTGCCGCTAGCTCCGGCCTGGCTCCCGAGCGGACCGCCATGCTCGTCAATGAACTCACCGCATTGGGTAACGACATCCCGCCCGTTGCGATGGCAGACGCCACGGTAGGCGCCAGATACCCAAGCCCTTGGCTCAATTGCATTCCCCAGACAGCAGGATCCGTGGAAAACTTCCAGCTTCCATCGGGCGATTCAGACACGGGCAATGTCTCAAGGGCTTCTTTGCCGTCATCCGTCAGCGTATCTCTGACGGCATCTGCACCTTGACCCATGATGTCTCCCACCCAGGACACATAATTGGCGGCCAAACCTTGCGGTGTGTAGTTCGCGGCATCAATCAATGCATCGGGCACACCTAACTCTCGCGCCTTATCGCCTAAGTAATTCTGTGTCTGGCTTACGACTTCCGTGCCGCCTTCCACGCTGTTCATCGCGCCAATCGCTACCGCTTTGGCCGCGTCGCCTGCGGTGACTTCCAGGTTTTTTGTCGGTGCGTAGGCGTTCAAATCAAAGTCATCCGATAACTCAAACGTCATGTCGGTGCGCCCATTCACTGTCGCGTCAGGGTTGTTTCCACGTGATTCGTTTGGCATATGTTGCTCCAAGAGAGACAAAAAAAAGCCGCTACCCACAAGGGCAACGGCTCGGTTGTTCATAAAAGGGCTATCGAGAGGCGTATCGTTTGGCGTTCTCAGTCCGAATTTGACCGGCCAGCTGTTCAGACTTGGCGGCTTTTTGCTTGTTGATTTGATCCTTGTAGGCGAGATCAATCGTGGCGACATCCACACCCGCCACCTCTTGGCCCTTTTCGCGCAGTGCATTCAAAAAGCCGTGTTTATTGGCGTCATTTCCCGCCCATTGGTCAATATCATGAGTGGGCGGTGAAGACGGCATTTGCGGCTCATCGTTAAATAGCGCCCTGACTTTTTGCGCTTGGCCATCATAGTGTTGATTCATCGCTTCAAGTTGCTCGGGCGTGCTGCCGATACTGAGCTCTTTTAGCGCTTCACTGCGCTGTTTCTCAACGTCTAACAGGGCTTTTCTCAAGTCCTTCTCCGTGTCTTTCCCTTTCGGGTGAAACACCGATCGGTAGGTGGGCGACAGTGAGGCCTGGCGTCGGAGCTTGAGCTGTCCGGTAATATCTTGAAGGGCATGTTCTAACGGAATGACTTTGACGTTGTCATCATCCGCGGTGGAGCGTCCTTGCGTGATGGGACGCGCTACCCATTCATCGTCTCCTTCGTACATCACGTCAGCGGTGATCACGAGCCCAGGTTGTTCTCCCTCTAACTCAGGCTGAATATCGTTCGCGAAGGTCAATCCTCCCCATCGAACCTGCTTGATCGCTTTCCCTGTTTTGGGGTCTTTTTGCCCAACCGCAGCCTTGAGATTGGATTGATAGAAGGAAGAGAACGCGGCTTTTAACTCAGGATCGTTAAAGTCCCCCTCGCCATTAATGACCTTCGGTATGTTGGCTTCAAGCACGTCGGCAGCGTGATTCAGTTCGGGGTCCAAGTAGCGTCTGGGATCATACGCACCGCCTTTGACTCGCTCATCATCAAACACCGCATCCGTTTCACCGGTTTCCATAAACCGCTGCCAGCCGGCATTGAGTAAGGGCGCATTTTCATTGATGTAGACTGACTTTTGCTCTTGCTGATGCAAGTAGTCATTCCTTCGCTTAGCGGAATTTGCATTGGCAAGTTGCGCATCTCGAAGCTTTAGCGTTTGTTCATGTGATTCACTTTGTCGTGCCCGATCTTGCGCCAATGCGCCCCCCTGGCCATCGACACCATACAGGTCCTCAAACTGCGTCTGCCGGCGCGTCTCTTCGGCATGGCGAAGATTTAACGATTCGTTGTACCGGCGATCGTTTTCCGTGTCCCGTTCACGACGGTATTGGGCATCGTCTTTGCGCTGAAAGTACCGATCAGCCACATCAAATGCACGAAGCGCACCGTCCATGAAACCCCGCGTGTCGAGTCTGCTCATGTTCGCTCCTAAAATAAATTGCCGAGAACAAAACCGGCTGCTGCCCCAATCACCGCGCCCCATGGTCCGCCTACCGACCCATACTGGGCGCCAATCATGGCCCCCGTTGTCGCACCGCCCACGGTCGCGCTCATTTTCTGTTGACGCTCAGCTTGCTTGAGTTGTTTATTGGCCGATTCCATCTGCTCCTCGCGATTGGCGGCATCTCGCAAGCCCCCCATCGCCATGCGCTTGGTATTGTTTGCCAAACTGGTAATGCTGTATCCCATGGCTTCTCTCCTTACGAGGCGACATTGTGATCGGCATACTGACGTAATCCGGTCGATCCGCCCGATAACGCCCTTAACGAGCGGTCTCTTTCGTGTTCACGCAAACTGTTTTTCGCTTTGGCCACCGACAGCGCCATATTGGCCTGACGGTTGGTATCTTGACCTGGCGCCACGCCATAGCGCCCCATCCGATTCGCATCAGCCAAGTTTGCCCCTGCCATCGATTGCTTCGCGACACTGTCTACTCGGCTTAATTGCTCATTGAGGAGAACGCCATTTTGAGATTCCTCAAGCAGACGTTTCTGGGAAGGGTAAAAACGTTTGAGCCAATCGTCGTAGTTCTGACGAGAGAGTTCCGCGTAACGATCTGCCGCGATGCCCATGTAACCTCCTTATGCGTAAAGCGTGTCGGCGCGGTTGTGCATGCCATAAGGTGAGACATCACGTTGCTTGCGCATGGTGCTAATACCATCGCCTACCCCATTTTGTGCGGTTGGCCCTTTTTGCATGCCCATGTAACTGCGAAGCCCGACACCGGCTGCTGCGCCTGCAAGCTGCAAGTTTGACGACCGTTTGTTAAAAGCCGTGGCCGCATCATTGATCGCCTTTTGGGTACTGAGAGACGCCACATCACTGAGCCCTTGCAGGGCATCCGATTGTTCACCTACGCCCATCGCCACATAATCAGAGAGCCCCGCTATGTATTTGTCCTGCTCCGCGGCTTGCGCACGATTAACCGTGTCGGTGGTTCCTGTCCCTTGCTCCGTGCTCATCTGTGCCATGGTTTGCGTGAACTTGCCACTGGAAGGGTCAACCCCACTGGCCGCCATGGCCTTCGCGGCATCACCCTTTGTGTTACTGAAGGCATCTTGATAGGCCAAATTGACGTTCGATCCCCGTTCAGACATGTTGGCATCCGCGCGAAAGTTGTTTATTCGCCCACGGAAAACGTCGATATGTTGACTCAGTTCGTTCTCGTAGATCTCCCACTGCTTTTGCGCCACTTCCGACGCCGCGATTTGCGCTGACGTCTCTTTCACTTCATTGCTGCCGCCTTTACCGCCCATGCCCTGTCCTCACAGTCGCTTCTCCCAGTGCTGAACCCCGTCACGCACACTGATTTGTTGAAACCCCTGACGTTCAAAAAGAAGCGAAAGCCCTGCTACCTTGGTGTAGAGATCCAGCCCCCTTGCCCCAATCTGCCGTGAGAGCTTTTCCACGGTCGCTTGATAACGCTCAATCGCATTCCCCGCCCAGTTAAACGCGAACATCACCGTGACCCATAAGGTCCCGTTGTTACGCTCAAACGGTCGTAAGACAAAAAATCCATCCGCCCCTACAAACAAAAAGGCACTGCCATCGGTCAGTGCCTCGTCAATCTCTTTCGCGAACGCATGCTGGTTTCGCGTCTGGGTTTCTTGAATGATCGGAAGCAACACGTCCCGATAGTCCGGCCACTTGGCTTTTTCTACCGTCATCGCTAGCCCTCATACCAAGCAGGTCGCAAGGGGCGAGGAGAAAGCCGAAAGTCGTAATCTCTCAAACGTTGACGGTAAGCGGCGATGTCTTGCTCATACGTGCTGGCTTTAATCAACGCCCCGTTGTACGTGGCGTCGGCCGGCATGAGTCTGTCCGTTAACACCAATTCGTGGTTTCTCCACTCCCGCTCTTTTTCCACATTCCCTTCGACCACCTCCATCATTAACGCATGGCGTGTGTCGTATTCCTCCTGTGTGATCACACCCTGGTCAAACAGTGACTGAAATTCGTCAAACGTCATGACGCTATCATCACGGTAAAACTGATACGTTTCTTTGGCGCTAAACATCCATCACCTCGGATCAATCGCGTTATTCACATCCCAATCGATAATGGTTTTAAAACCGCCATAGTCATGCGCGGATTCCTGACGAATAGCCAGACGATGGGTGGAAGACGGATTCGTCGTCCAACCGACGCCATACAAGGTTTTTGCATTGCGAAAAACACAGTACATGCCCCCGCTGCCTCTATACGCCATGCCCATCTGCTGCGCATATTCGCTGCTCGCATTGTAAATGGCCGTCTCAACCACAAACGTCATCTGCCCACAGGTGAACGTGTCACCGGCACGTAATGCGCGAGAGTGTCCCAGTGCACTGGTAAAAGAATCACTGGTCGCAACAATGTGCCCATAGCTGTTCATGAGCGCGAGACGAAACCCGCCAAAGCGTGTGCCCCCCGCCCTTGGTGCACACATTTTGATGCGAAAGGCGCCTGGCGCAATGGTGCGAAATCGAAATCGGCGAACCTCATCAACGTGAGTCGGTGTCGTCAAATCGCCGGCACTGTAAAGGTTTGAGGTGAGACTTTTCCATCCCGAATCGTTGTGACCCGCTCCCACTTCGTTGTGTCCGTTAAACCGCGGTAAACACGCGACAGACAGCCCACCATTCCAAGGGTAAGCGCGCGCAGAATGGTTATCACCCAAGCACGCGTAATAGTTTTGTATCGTGGTGATACGGGCGCCGTAGATAGACCCGCCCGTGATGCTCGTACTGTGCACGGCGGAGCTATATACCGACGTGCCATGGATCTCTGAGCCGAAAATATAGCCACTGGCATACAAGTCATCGGTATACACTCTGCCGTCGTTGGTGATGTGCGTGTGATAACCACCATAAGGTCCACCAACGCCAAAAAAGGCGTCCCCGCCATAGAACGTACCGCCCGTGATCACGGGACTTTCCATGCTTATCCCTGAAACCACTTTGTCGGCGGTAATGATTTGGGCATCCAGAATTTGAATGGTGGCCTTTCGGATGAGGGCACGTGGGATCACCACATTGCCGTCGTCAATGGCGAACAGCGGTGACAAGGTAGGTTGTCCCTCTTCCGTGTCCTGGTTGGGATCGAAGATCACCACACTGGACGCCGCAATCGCGACCTGACTGGTGCCATCTTCTTTGGCAAGTAAGCCAATGCCCGCTTGAATGTCACCGGCTTGTTGTTTGACGCCCCACATGTTGTCGAACGTTTCGCCCGTTTGTGCAATATCTTGGCGCAGAAAAGCAATCAGCTCTGAGTCTTCAAGTTGCTCACCAATCTCATCGATGACGCGACTAATATCCACACTGGTTTCGACATAAAGCCCACCTTCGTCGGTGTAAGGCCCTGGGATGTCTTTCACATTCACATGGCGAAGCCAGAAATAAAACGTGGCCCCCGTGGACACCACATCGCTAAACAAAGTCGCGCGAGTCGTGCCAATCATGACCGCGTCAGACAGCGAAGGGGCATTGCCCTCCTCATCGGGTGAGGCCTTCCAAATTTCGGTGTGCGAATGTCCCGCATAATCGGGTACGTTCCATCGGATCAAGATAGCGCCAAATCCGCCATATCCTTGCATGCCTTGTGGCAGCGTTGGCCGCTCGACCGTTGACGTTGTATTCCCAGGTTTTGATGGCGGCGGAATAGGGATCAGTTTCGACCCTCCCGACACACTGCTTCGGCGAATACCTATGATGTTGAGATCGGCCAAGTCTTGCAGCGTCAGCGCACGGTGTAAGCCATTTCCGCGGCGCCCCGTCAGTTTCTCCACGTTCTCAATGAGGGCATCGAGATCGCGTCGCCCGTTCCACTTTGACGTCATATCACGCCAACTCCTGCATCGAGGACGCCAAAAGAATACGATCAACGTCTGCGGTCCCCGACACTTCCACTTGCCAATAGGTCGCTCTCACGCAAGGTAGCCGAAAGGCGTCGTGTGTCAGGCTTCCCATGGCCACGGTGAACACCTCTTCTCCGTCGGCAAGAAAACGTAGCGACAGCCGTTCTGGATGGTCCGTTTGAATACGCGCACTGCTGAGCAACGCGTCTTTCGGCACAAGAAAGGCCTTTGATCGCCAAACGAGTGGGCGATGTTGTTCGCCTTGCCGCCAATGCAGCAATTGACGACCATTGACCATCACGAGGCGGTCATTTTCCAAATCGGTGAACGAGGCATCCCAAGTGTCTGTTGTTCGCGTGAACGCCATTGAGACGGGATCAAACACAAAGGAGCCGCCCTCGCTTTGGGCAACATACAGCCCTTCCACACTCACCGCCGATAGGCTTTCCGGTGTCCAACGAGCTCGCCACGTCACGGGGTCAATGATGGATTCGGTGGCAGGTATCGCGCCGTCTGAGCCAATCGCCACGATGCCATCGGGTGAGGCGTAAAACACCACGCCATTAATCACGACCATGGAGCGTGCACTGACGCACGCTTGCTCTCGCTCAATCTTGGTGGCCGTCATCGCATCGGGCGTGATCCCCGAAAACAAATAGGGGTAGCCTTTTGTACCGACCACTAATGAGGTGCCGATCGCCGTGATGGCCACAATCTCATGCTCTGTGGTCGCGCGATTTCTTTTTGGCCAGGCATATGGCAAATACGCGTCACTGAACAAAATCTCGTTCCCGCTAAATCCCGCACAGATCCCATTGGCCATCTGGCACAGTCCCTGCAAGTTTTCAGGCGGCAATGCATAGTCCCAGGTCTCCACCACGGGGCCTGTCGCGTCTCGCGCAGCATCGACAATAGTGGATTGGGATATTGGGACCTCGTCCACCAGTAAATACGCTTCGTCCGTCAGTGAGGTGCTCGTGCGATACAGTCGGATATGGGTAATGTTATGCGTGTTCGTGGTCGGGCTCGTGATCCGCACCGTCACGGTGGAACCAGGACGCTCGACAAGTAACTCTTGAGAGGGATTGCTCGGGATACCTTCTTCGCCAAATCGCGTGACATACGTCTGCACATAGAAGCGCGTTTCATCATCAAAGGCGGCCGCTTCACCTTCAGGCGGTGACTCCCCCGTGCTCGCATCGATGGCCACAATCAACGGGGCTGAAGATGGCTTGGGCACGCCCAGATCATACGCCGCTTGTGGCCCCACCCCGTTGGGACCAATCGCGATGTCTTGCGCAGTGACTTTCGGCTTTCCCTCCCCAGTAAAATAAACCCTTTGATACGGATCTCTTGCTTGCGGCGAAGAGATAGCACTGACCTCCGCACTGCCTGACCATACCAGCCAATGATCGCCATATCGAAACAGCGAGCGTGGTGACAAGGGCAAGTTATCGGCCATGGCGTTTTGCTTCATTGGCGTCAAGACACCATGGGTAAACTCACAGTCGAGCGCATAGGTTGCCGCTTCATTGGGAAGGAGATGCGCTTTAAACCGTGGGATCTCGCCGCGCATCATCGACACGTCAATCAACATCGTTAGTTCACCACATAGGCCATAAGAGATAGGCCGTTGACCGTTGCACCACTTTCACTCGACGCCTCGCCTTCGATGCGAATGGTTTCCTCGGTCACCGTCACTGAAGGCTCAGCGGCCCACCCAGCACCAGACCACCAATTCTCGTCCTTAAACAATACGATTGGCGTCATGGCCATGGGCGGGTCGAACGCCATCTGTGCAAAACTCCAATGGGGCGTGGACGCTTTACCTATCACGGGACAAAAGAGCGTCGGGATTTGGCGGTGATATCGTTGCGTTTTTAAACGAGTGACGCTTTCATCCATCGGAATAAAGACCGACGACTCGCTCTCTATGTCCACAACGACATTGGTAATAATGAACTCTATCCTGGAGCTTGTTTCCACATCGAACCACTTCACCCCAATATTCAGCTCAAGGTAGCTATCAAAAATCGCGGGGTGATTCTCATCCGGCGCAATGTTTTGAAACACGGCGCGGTAACTTCTCGATACACCGCGCACTTTGTTGGACAGCACATTTTCAACGATGACCCAGTCCCCATCCGTTTGCTGGCCTGCCGGTATCTCCATCACACTGTTTTCGGTATTGAGCATCACACGCACGTCAATCTCACCCACCATAGGCCCGCTGTGATATCCCAGAAAAAGCACGTCACTTAAGCTGAGTTCAAATGTCACCTCGACACGCTGGCCTTTCAACGCATAGAACGCGTCAGGCATGCGCTGTGATATCACGAGGTGAGTTACCATCGGCTGACTCGTGCTGATCGAAAGCCCAGATTTCGCAGGCACAGCGGTGTCGCTGTATTCACCTTGGTAAATGAATTGCCTAACCGTTCCCGACACTAAGTCGGCGAAGTTGGGATTTAGCCAGCGCGTAAACCACATCCCAGCGATCGGCACGTGATAATTAATGCCAATTTCGTCAATGCTCACATAACTCGGCCCGTCCCAGACGGCGAAATCCCCATTGGTGATATAGGTACGTTTCACTATCGGTCGCACCGTGCCAAATGGCGGCGCTTTATGGACGCCGTAGTAACGCAAATCCGCGGCTTCTTGATTGATCATGCCCGTCTGCGCCTCATCGACCACTTCTTGTTTGGTTTTACCTGAGAGTTTGTCTGCGTTTACCGCAGTCGCATCGAGTGGCAAGGCGCCAATGGTGGTCGGATTGATGGAAAAATCAGGAAACGGGATCACGTCCATCACGTTTGACGGCACATCAAAGAACAACAAGTGCCCTGGCTTAACCGTCTTTCCAGCCAATGGTCCCGCGGTGTAAGTAAACGACGTGGTTTCATCCGCAAAGTTCACCAGCCACAATGTGTCTCTATCAAGTGTTTCGTAGCCGTCGGGATAAGGTTGCGCCGTCGTGGGGGTAAACATCCCGCCAGAAACGAACGTTTGTTGCGAGTACGACAACGCTTTCAATGCCCAATGTTTTGCCGAATAGAAACTGCCATCGATGGGGCTATTTTCAGGATTCGACGCAAACATCCACGCTTTATTACGCGCTAAAATGGCATCTTGAGACGCTGATTCTGCCGCACTTTTATTGCCGGCCGTCGTGGCCACAGCATCCAAAATGGTGGCGTGATAATCCACAATCACACCGTGCTTATCGACCACATTCGCGTGCATCGTTTGCACCGATGAAAAGTGCGATTGTGCCGTTTGGTATGACTGGTTAAATGCCGTCATACGGTCATTTAGCGCGGTTTGGTCATCCTCCAATTCCTGTTGGCTATCGAGCAACTGATCGCGAATGTTCATCACGGTGACCACGGAAGGATGTGGCACTGGCTCATCAAAGATCAGCAAGGATTCCAACGTATAATCGCCCGACATCGCGGGGCTCACCGAGCAATCCCCAACATGGTCGACATCGGAACGTCGGGACACCTGTGCAAAAACGTCGTACTCACCGCTTTTGAGCGTAAAATCGTACCGCGCTAAGTGATCAGTTCGGTGATACACCGTGGAATGGATCAGCGCATCGCCTGAATTACTTTTGGAAATAAACTCAATGATCGCATGCGGGAGCGTCGTATTTCCCGACGCGTCAGTTAATACGCCCGTTAACCGTATCATCGCTCCGCCTCCCGTTGCCGACGTTGTTGTTTCTTCATCGCACTCAAATCCATCACGTTGCCAATGGCAGCATTAAACAGCTGCAGATGAAGCAAGGATTTGTTCTGTTCACTGGCATTTTGTCCGTCCTTGCCGTAAGCACGATGAAGCACGAAATCCATCACCGCAGAGACGTAAGCGTCTTTGATGGGCAAAACATCGTCGCCGTGTAGAAACGAAAATGCCGAATAGGTGTGCGTGACCGACACAGCATGGCTGGGGCTGGGATACAGCCAATACCGTGTTTTCTCCTCGCGGGCTTGCGTCCAAGAAGAAGGCTGTCCTTCCCGCACTCGCCACATCGGATCTAACTGATTGAGCTTTTCCAGCGCCACAAAACTCACACCCATGTCATCCACGGCATCGACCGACATCAACGAGATAGCCCCTTCGGGCAACACCACTTCGCTGCTCTCACTATTCACCGTGTCCGTTCGCCTGAATTCATCGGGCAGATTCACGGCCAGAATGGACAGGGCTTGGTTGATGTAAAGCAACAGCTCCGCCTCTGACCACCTCACGAACCGCTTATCAATCAGCTGCTCGGCCATCACGTTTATCACGTCAGATATTTGCATCAGAAAAACTCGTGTTTTCTCACCGCATGAGGCGGATTCAGTGCCGGGGTATGTTCCAATCGCCAACGTTTGGCCTTGCGTATTTGCTCAACGAACTCCCGCTCTTGGTAAACGCCGAGTTGGACATTTGACCACTCCTTGTCAGGCTGTCGAAGCAGGAAACTGGCGGCGCCCGCGCAGATCCCCAGCGCCCAATCCTCGAACAGCAATGCCGGTAAATGGGCGGTCCCTTGTTGCGGCTCAATCACCGCATGCAGCGTCACATTGCTCGCCGACTCGGTGAAACTGACTTCGTCCAATGACAGGGCCTGATACGCGTCTTCCGTCATGACCACCTTGTCGGTGACCCCTGACCTTTCAACCCGATAGATCCCAGCCGACTTGTAGCGGCCTTGGGTTCGGCGATTAATACCCGCGCGTTCCACGGCGGAAAGGGTTTGATGGGCGTAAACCCGATCAAGGCGTCGGGTATACACCACCACTTGGCTTTGACGGCAAAATTGAATCGCCGCATCCACCACCGCGCTTTCCATAAGCGGAATAAGGGGAACATTGACCAGGGTACGCAGCCTTGGCACAAAGGCAGAAACGGGCACCTCTCTCATCCGGCGATCTCTTCGACGTCACGTAACGCATCGCGGACACGCTTTCGATACTCCGGCATCGGCTCTTGCGGGCCTTTCGGTTCAAGGGTTAACGCATCAATGCTCTCCACCAACGTGGCAAGCTTGGGACCGGTCATCTTAGACAGATCGACCACGTCACCATGGAGTGTCACGGTCATGTCCATGGCCTGTTGCAAGGCTTTGGCCTCTTCCTCTTGTTTGGCCTGTTCATCCGCCAAGGTTTTCACACGCACCTTCTCTTCACTCAAAAAGGTATCGAGCTGCCCCTCGGCAATAAAGACGTGTTCAAAGCGAAGCAACATGGCCGCGTTCTCATCCGTCACCTCAATTGGCGTCAGCCTAGGGAACACCTGGCGCGTTCCTGTTACCGTGTCACGCTTAAAGGCTTTCGGCCCGACATACACGATGTTTTGCACACCCATCTTCAACCTCCTAACATCGAAAAAGGCGCATGACGCGCCTTGGTAGATCAGTAGCCTTTGACGACATACTCAGGGTTAATTTCCAACTTGCCCGTGGCTGGCGCCCCTTTCAGCGTGGCCATCAACACCTGCTTGCTCATGGTGTAGACCGTGTCGATAGGCAGCGCGACCGTGCGCGCTTGTGACACGTCCACGTCCATGGCCAGCACCTCGTCGCCCAGCGTGATATCCGCCTTCACACCCGCGCCTAAGCCGTCGGTGTTCACGCGAAGTCCAATCACGTTGATGCCAATTTCCACTTGGATCATTTCGACGAGGGTGTCGACCGCGGCGGCATTAAGCTCCACGCCCGTAAACGCCAATGAGACGTTACCGTGCGCTCCCACATACATGCGGTCATGCATCGAGGGCGCTTTAATTACATTTGCCATTATTCTGTTCTCCAACGCAGTGAGATAAGGCCAGCAAGTTGCCGGCCTTTGCCATTAGCCCATTGAAATTGCGGTATCCACAGCCACCACGCCGTGATCATTCATTCGCCCGTTCTTATCCTTAAAGCGGATTTTCTTGAGGCCATTCATCCAGGCGATCGTGACCTCATCTCGGTTACCAGAATCGGTTTTCTCCGTGTGCACGCTAAACTGGCTGCCCTTCGAGGTTGAACCCCATGCATCGGCTAAAGCTTGCGCCCCAATGAGCATGGCGCGATCGATGGACGTGCTTGCCGTCACCTGACGCACGGTGGCCTCGTTGTCATTCCCTGCCACGTTGACCGTCGAGCCTGTATTGAAACGAATGGGCATACCGAGGTATTTACGCACCAAGATGTTTTCGTGCATGACGCAATCACCGCGGAAGACTTGATGGCTGAAATCCCCCTTGCGCTTCATCGCCGTGGCGGCCAGTTGCTGCCAATCTTTGTAAGACGAGGTCTGCTTAAAGTCATTCCACTGACGGGGCGTGATGTTGAGGATAAAGAACGGTTCATCGCCCGCCAGCTTGTCTTCGTTAAAACGGATCGGCTGAATGGGATGGTCCATTTCATCCAAGAACAAGGACAGACTATCAACCACACTCATGCTGAAGACATCCGCCTGATCGAGCGTTTCAAACGTGGTGGCGTCCCCGCCGAAGAAATGGCGATCGTAGGTGGGTGGCAACACGTCATTGACCAACATGCCTGCGTACTCTTCGTGGGCAGACAAAGGAACAATGGTGTCATCGGCAATGAAATCCCCGCGCGCACCGGCCATATGAACGGTGGCGAGCTGGTCTTTCAGATCGTTGTAGTACGTGCCAAGAAGCGTGCGCGACGTGCTCATCAAGTTATGGGCCGTGCGTTGCTTGCTCATCTTGCCGCCCGCATCGACTTGGTGACGACCTTGGTCAATCGACAGTTCGAACGCCGTGAAGTCCAACGATTCACCGCGCCCCGCGATACGTTGATCGCCCATGGTCGGGCGTTTAGTGAGTTTGTGGACAATCTGCATGTCCACGGTGTCGCCTTTGGTCTTTTTCAAATCGGTGACTTGCACTATTGGTGCACCCGACGAGGTTTGCTTATTCCCCTTCATGTCTCCTTTGGCGGCTTTGGGCGCCTGCTCGGTCAGCATATTGGTGAACGAGCGATTTCGGTTGGCGGCCGTAAAAAGTGCCGCCTCCTGCAAGCGGCGTGCTTGCTCTCGCGTAATGGTTGTCATGCTCGGTATCCTTCACACAAAAAAACCGCCACGCGGGCGGTCTCTTTTGCCGTCTACACGGCAGTGCTAATCACTGGTTTGAGCAAGAATGTTCTCGATGTCTTCTGTCGACATCTCCGCCATCAGCGTTTGCATGGATTCTGCATCCGCATTCAATAGCTGTTCAGCCTTTGATGGCGTGTGTTGACTGCTCGAGCCCACCTCACTCGGTGAGTTAGGCAAGACGTCTTCGTTGGCTTTTTCCGCTGCCGCCTTCGCTTTCTCTGTGATTTGCTCATCAAAGTGCGTTTTGGTCAGACGGACGGCCTCGTTGAAGCGTGCCTCTAAGGGCTGGTTAGCCCACTGCGGATCGGCTTGTAGTTGGTCATCAAATTCAATCGCTTTGTCCCATCGTTCTCCGCCGGATTCGTGCCACGCGTTGAGCGCCTCATTGGCATGAATGGCCGCTAACACTGCTTGGGTGTTCGTGTCGGGGTCCGGTTGAGATGACGCAGGTTCTGCGGTGTCGGTGAACTGACGCTCTATGTTGGCCACCTTGGCGACAAGCCCACGAATGGCCATGCCAATGTCGGGATAGTCCTCTGCCAATGTCTCCAACTGTTCGTCGGTCAGTTGTAACTTCTCAGGTAAATCCTCGGGAGCCACACCCAGCTTCTCGAGTTGTCGGTCGCGTATTTGCAGAAGCCGCCCTGATTCTTCCCAGGTCGCCTCTTTTTGCTGCAACACTTCCAGCTGCTCTTTGAGTTGGGCCTTTTCTTCGCGCTCGCGCTCAAGCACGTCATAAGGAATGACATGTTCGCCGTCTTTCGCTGCGATGCCCGTTGGGGTGCCTTCGTCGATCTCTTGCTCGTTGGTGTCGTCATTTGCGGGGGCCGACTCCGCAGCAGTATCGGCATCAGATGACGCAACATCCGCGCTTAGCGCTGGCTTTTCTTCTGGCGGTGATGATTCCGACGGCAGTTCGTCAACCACCTCGGCGTCTTCGTACTTCGCCATCAGAGCGTCCAGTTCTTCGAGTGTTTCATTACCTGTGATTTCGATGTCCACGTTTGCTTCTCCTGTGTAGACGTATCGCTGTCTGTGCGGTTAAGGGCTCTCGCTGAAAACCCTTAGCGACAGAGACTGTTCTCCAAAACATGGTGTTACTTTCGTTGCAGCCCCTCCAAAAAAAAGCCTCTACCAGAACATGGAGAGGCTACTAAATCAGTAAGTTTCAAGTGATCGCATTAGGCATATTTCACCCCTTTAGCCCTCAGCTTCTGTCTAGCACTTTTAATGTATTCCGTTGTAAAGATTTCCTCATCTTTCAGGTCTAGGGCTATATTCAGAATCGTTGCTAAAACATCATCACTATAGCGAAGTGATTTCGACAAATTCCCAACTTTTCTTTGCTCAATATCCCCGAGCAGTAAAGCTACTGTGTCTTGTTTTGATGGCCTATGCTGGGAAATGACAATATCAGAAGCCAAATCACGCCCCACAACTTCCAAGCTATCGTTTTCAAACGCAATAGTTTGAAAGAAATCTGACAACGAAGGCCAATATCGCGAATCAAAATTGATTTTCTTTAGCTCAGGGCTCGTATAGCTTTCAAACAAATAGTTACCCTCTCCTGCATTTTCCAATAGTGATGAAATAGAGCTCTCGTAATCGCAGAAAACTCGTCCTCTATTCATGATTTCGGTTCTGCGTTCAAGCAAGTTACTCATAATCGCGGCATACCTTGAAAGTTGCTCGTTCACACTCTCCAACTCTCCAAAGTCATTTCTAATCTCATCACCTACAGTTTCTGACCAGAAAAAGCGCGAATCAGGGATAAGCTCCATTGCTAGTTGAATGTCGTATTCTGAAACCTGCTCAAGAGTTTCAACAAAGAAGGGCTCTAATTCACTTGCACGCTCCAACATTCGCCTTTGAATTGGAATGTGTTTAGGCAAAATTTCTTGTTCAATATTGGACTCAATATCTGATTGGATATAATCAATACAAATTCTCTTAGCTTCTTTACGACTATACATACTCGGTTTAATCCTCAGTGAAAGTGCAACTGAGGCAGATCATAATTGATTGAGAGCACCTTGTAGGTATCTGAACATAAAAAATATTATTACCTTTAGATACCTCGTAGCGATAAGCCAATCCTCGGTAGTTAATACGTTTATGATTAGATAGAGTTGTCAGTTCAAGACAGTATTGTTTCGACAATGGGTTTCGAACCGAAAGGCAAAGCGGTAGCGCTCGTTGTTCACACCGTTGCCGACAAAATCACTGTCTCCCGCGTTGAATAATTCAAACTGCACGCGCAATACCCAGTCATCATTGGCGTTCTGATAGCGCGCAATGCGAGGGGTTTGAATGATCAAGGAGTCAGGCAATGACTGGTCATAATCAATGCCACCTTGTGCCACTTTGGATTGGTCATCATCCACATAACTGATGGACAACGAGGGACGAGACAGGTCCAGATTGGCAATGTCGAACCCACTGCCCGCCTCACTGATGAAGGTCGCGACCATTTTACTGCTCCCCACAGGGATGGTGTCGTTCGTCGCAACCCAATGGACCGTCCCTACATACATGTTGTCGGTCGCGTATTGGCCCGCGATGCCCAATTGGTCAGCGGACAGCGTCACGCGCCCCGCTTTGGCCACGTCGGTGTCGTCATCTTGGCTACTGAACACCACGTTGAGCACACTGCTATCAAAGTTTTGTTTGGGTGACACCGAATAGAGATAAGGGCGAAACAACAAGGTGTCCCTCTTACTCCAGGTCGCCAAGAGATCGATAAATCCCGAGCCCCCTTTATTGAGGTTGCCCTCCGTGAGCCTGTCGTGCTCCCAGTATTGGGTGAACATCATGTTGGCAAAAGAAGGCGCCAGCACATTCACGAGGCTTCCGATCTGATCGGGCCTTGGGTGGGTGTAGTGGTTACACGATTCGGCGGCAAAAATGTTGGAATCCGGATTGGTCGTGGCCACGGTTTGAAGCGGGTTTCGCCAACGACAAAACAGCACACGACGTGTGTCCGTCGGCGTGCTGGTCATGGTGATTTCGTTTTGACGCGCCAAAGCCGCGAACACAATGCACCCAGCCCAACGCAAAGGGTTCCAATCGCCCAGATGCTTATCGGAACGTGTGCCGAAAATGTCAATGTTGTGGGCGTCATAGTGGTGCTCTGCACTGCCGGTAATGAGGCGATTACTGTCCGCCCCAAAATAGAAGGCCCCACCACGGTTCCCGTAGGTGTCAAAGTTACCGAGATCATTCAAAGACGCGCTGTAGGTCCGCTTTCTATGCACGATGAAGCGTCCCTCACCATCCGGCCAGGCGTTATCATTGGAGTGCGAAGTGTTAAAGGGTTCTCGCAGATACACGCCCCACCCTTGGTTATTAATGCCCGCACACGCTTCAAAGGTATTGTGCATGTAGTCTTCGTAGCCTGCCGGCGCGTGAAAGCCATCAAGCTGGTTATAGCGACAGATGATCCCGACATGACGATTACAAAAACCATCGACCAGCATCCAGCCATTCCAGGGCATCGACTCCACTGTGATGCTTTCAAAGTGATTGGCGTGTTGTCGCGCGGCGACCGAAAACTTCCCATGGAGGAAGGGGAACATGAGCATCGTGTAGGTTTGATGGTAAACCAGGTGATAAAGGGAGACGTCAACCGTCACGGTGTCCGCAGGAAGACCGCCTGGCACCACAATGGTCGTGTTTTCATCCGTCTCGGGATCGAAAGGTTGATGGTACACACGGGTTTCGGATGCCAGCACCTGGCCATCCTCATCGCGTGCCGGCCGCGAGGTGCAATCACCATCATGGAAAGAAAATCGATGGCCGCCACCGAGCTTCGTGCCCGACATGGCGTAGCGCGCAATTTCCACCCTGTCACTGTCATAGGCACGCACATAGCGCACTAACGGAATGTCTATCGAGTCATCATCCACAACAGGAAACTGATCGTTGTAAGACCCAACTGCCACCGTGATGTGTGTGTCACCATTGCCGGCTTGAGAAAACGCCGTCAGATCTCGGTGAACAATCGGCTCACCAAACCGATTTTGCGTAAACGTATTGGGTAAGGCTGCCGCGCGGTCACTCAACGTACTCAATGCGGTCGCTTCTGCAATCGGCGGCGTATAGCCTTCAATCACCCCATGCCCACCGGATCCCTCGGGCTTTAAACCGCCATGTATCGTGAAATACCCCACGCGAGAGCTGCTGCACTGCGTGCGAATACCGCTTTCGTTGTTGTCACCGACGATAAATAAGCAGGTCCCAAACTCCGAAATGTTTCTGAGCGCTTCGGTGTTGCCCACGTATAGCCCTTTTCTGCGAAGCATGCTGCCGAGGCCATAAAACCGTCCTACACACGGTGGTAAGTCCAGATCGCCAACAATGGGAAAGTAGCCAATCGGGAGCTCAACATTGAACGTATGAGGAAGGTCCGCATCATTGACCTTGGTGCCGTCGGGATGCCTCGTGCCCAGCGCCACCTCAATGGCACGTTGGTTAGCACGTGCGATGTCTTGCAGTATTTGGGGATTGGCTTGGCCAAACGCTTTGGCATCGATAAAGGTGCTGCCAATGCTTTGCAGCTTCGGCAATCGCTTTTCCTGGGGGATCGCTTTATACACCCCGTCTTCATCACGATACCCAGACTGAAAGAAAGAGTCTTGGTAGGCGAGCGCGCCCATCAGCCCACCCACTTCGGCATCAACTTGCTCCACTTTTTGCGTCAGCTCGGTGACTTCTTGGGAATCACCAGGACCACTCACGGTATTGAAAAGACCTTTTCTCATGCTACCACCTCTCAATCACGAGCTTGACGGCGTCAACGCCCGTCGGCGGATTATCCAAATCGGCCTGAACAACCAGATCATCGGCAAGTCCGATCCAATTGGGTTTGTCGTAAGTGGGCGGGTTGGTTTGACTCAGCAAGACTTCCCCATCAGGGATGGACTCTTCCACCCCTTCCAATTTGACGGAGCAAACAATGCCCCCAGTCGCGTTATTCACCACCTCGCCGTTGAGTAAGGGAATGACAAACACGCGCCCATAATTGCCATGCGCACACCGGATGGCTTTGCCCGTTTGCAAATCCGCCAGTGACACCGTGACGCGGTATTCCTGCAGTGATTCTTCATGGCGCCTTCTCACACCCGTTACCTCGCTATTGATTCGTCAGCTACAGCTGCAATGCGTCGATTTGTTGGGACAAGAACGCGTCGTACTGCACACGAACCTGCTTCATGTCTTCGGTCAGCTGTTGCATCTCGGCCAGTGTTTTACCGGTCTCTGCTTGCGTCTTCGCATTGTCATAATGGGACGATGACGCGTCGGATTTCAGCTTCTCCACCTTCGCTTCGAGCTCGGCCACCTTGGCGTTCATCTCGCGCATCATCAGCGCTTCTTGCTCGGCCGCTTTCTGTTGCTCTGCCTCATACGCGGCGTGTTCTTCAGGCGTCATGTCCTCAGGATCTTTGGGCACCTTCAAGGCCCCGCGGATACGCTCAAGAAACTCTTGTTTGTTCGGGATATCAGAGAGCTCGCAGACCAAATCAAACACCGACATTTGCGCTTCGGGTGGTAAGTTCGTCGTCAACATCATCATGCGGTCAGCCAACTGCGCTTTGTACGCGGTCGTTTGTTGGATAGGCGCCAGTGAAATATGAGCACGCAGGCGGGTGACATCGTTGTTAAGCCCCTGCTCGGTTTCTTCATTCACCACCACGGTTTTGCGCTTCATCTTGTTGTCGCGATTGATCACCACCGGCTTATTGCGTTGCCCTGACATGTCTTCAATGATGTAACCCAGCATGAGCTCACCCAGCATTTGACTCGACAATCGATAGTTATCATTGAGCTCAGCCAAGGTGGTTGAGCCTTGCTCCACCAAGTTCGCAATGGCGACACCGGAATCGGCGGCCCCTTCTTGCCCGAGAAACGCGGAGTAAATGCCCATCGTGTCTTGGATGAGCTTCATCGAGTCTTGCATCACCTCAAACTGCTGCGAGGCGACACTGAAATCTTGTTGAACCTGGAGGGATTCCGCGATGGTCTTCTTGTTCTTGCGCTCGGGGTTTAACTCGATGTAGCCATCAGGACGCTCGACCTCTTCCAACAATCGCTCTCGGCTCATGTTGGTCGCATCTTCGTCCGCAATCACACGTTTGGCCTGAAGTAACCAGGTCAGTTTGATACGCCGAAAGTTCACTTCATCTTGCGCCGGTATCGCCCGCGCGATTAAGCCATACGGCTCACCACTTTTATCTTTTCGATAGCCAAAGAACGGGACGATCGGAAACATCCCATTGGGCGCTTGGCATGCACGGGATCCGAGCTTGTGTGGTCCAGCAAACCAGGTTTCGATAATCTGGCTCACTTGCCCCACCGACAGCGACGCCTTTCCCATGGCCACGGCCGTGGTATGCGCCAAGTTGTTCGGGTTGTATTCAATCACACGGCCATCACTGAGGCGGATCACCGTTTTGCGTTCGATATGGCGACGATAGATGATCTGCAGACGAATACGTTTGCGATTGGTACTGAGGTATTCCGAGTGCGAGCGGCTCCAGCCTTGGTATTCCTCCCAGGCACTCACCAGATTAGCGTCGACACCTTCAATCATGGAGACATCGGCAAAGCCTTCCCACTCGTTCAGCGCATGGTCCAACACCTTGGCTTTGTGGGGCATCTTGGCCTTCAACGTGGCGATCTCTTCCCAACGTTGGCGCATCACCCAATTGCAATCGGACCAATCCGGTTCAATGGAGAACCAATCCCAATAGATCTCATCTCTCGGGACATTTTTGATTTTGTACTTGTGCCCAAAAGGATCGGGATTCCGGTAGGCCTCCACAAACCCTATCCCGCATTTGGTTTGGCCCGCGTAGGCTTCAGAGCGTGCCCGATCAAGGCGCCCTAATCTGGCCGCATCCGCAAACTCGGCGTTAATCGCTTCGGCGAGCAGCTCCATCTCTTCATCAGGATCGTCCGCCACGACCATTAAATCGGTACGCGTCTTCGCTTCCATCCCCAATACGCCGTCAATCGCTGGCGCGATGAGATTGTGCATGGTTTCAGGTTGCCCACGATCGCGAAGCACGGAGATCAAATCAGGGGCAAGTTGGTCACCGTCATAGTAAGCACAGGCTCGATTGGCATTGCTACGCCATTGAGGCTGCGCATCGATGTCAGACATGATGGCCGTCAATTGTGTGGTCTCTATGCCTTTGTCTGTCAGAGCTGCCGTCATCTACCTCGCCATCCAGTGTTTAACCCGTATTTGTTGGGGTTGCTTATCTTTCGCAACACGTGCCGGCATTCGCGCACGCATCTCTTGAGCAATCATGTAGCTCATCACCTGGTCATCGAAGCACCCTTCTTGCGCCCCCATCGCCCCTTTCTTGTCGTACACAAACGTGTGGAACTCCGACACGGTCCCTATCCAGTTGATGCCAGATTGGTCATGACGCAATAACGTTTTCATGCCTTCAGAGAGAATGGGTTTGGAGTGTTTCGTGGTGAGCCAACCGAGTTTGACCGTTTCGTCTTCATCGTCACGGTCGATGTACTGCTCGCAGTAAATACGTTGTGTGGGGTACAGATCTTTAAACGCCAGGATAAACGCGTGACCATGATTGTTCCGCTCAGGTCCCACGAACGCCTTGTTGTACCATTTGCCGATGTGGGCGACTACGTGTGCGAACATTTCCACGTCCAGGTACCCGAACCAGTGCGCCACTTGCTCGCCGGTGCTTTTCTTCACCACATCGAAACTGGAGCGATCACCGTGTTCGAGTCCTTCGGCAATATCCACCCCAACGGCGTAATCTTCGTCAGGGTCCGGCAGCTCCCAAACGAGCAACATGTTCATCAAGCTACGCTGGCCTTGCTCATCCAGCGTTTCGGGTTTAGCGGCTTTGGTCTTCTCACCGGTAACAGGCTCAACGTCATACACAATGAGCGGCTTTGAGCATTGGCCTTCCGCCTTCATCACATGATTGGCATCGAACACGCGTCGACCTGAGGTCAAAAACGCTTCTAGCGGCGTCGAGGGAAACTCTTGTTTCATCTCATCACCCTGCTCGGCTTCTTTGAGCACGTACCATTGGCGCTGCTCATCATCGATGATGCAATCCATGGCTGCTTCCACCGCCGTAAAGTAATCACGCTGCGTTTTGCTCATCACCAGGCCATGTTTCGGGACCTTGGCGCGATACTTCGGATCTTGCCACCACGCAAAGAAGTGAAACTTCCAGTCGAGTGATGTCAGGTCGCTGCCAACGCGTGCATGCTCCATGGATTTGGAGGCCATGGCGTGAAAGTCGCCGCCCACACCTTCTGCGGTTGACTCAATGAACGCCACACATCCAGGGTGAATCGCATTCAAGGTACCGGTGCGCACTTCTTTGGCTTTCTGTGGATACTGCGCACAAATCTTGCCGTGCTCAGAAACATGCAGCCGATGGACCGTCCCTGAACGAAACGATGTCGCCACCTGAATGCTCGAGCCATGCGCAAACAACAGGCTGCCACCGGTTTTGCCTGAGGTGCGTGACTTGATAATGAAACGCGCCTTCAACCAATCCGGTAAGTTGTCGAACGGGATTTCTATCTTGGTCCTGAATATCTCGCCCGCCGCATTTTGGTCCTGGGCGATGATCCCGCACTTGAGGTTGTTATTGAAAAGCGCCTCGTCCAAGAGGTAGATATCGATGGCGGTAGAGAAACCAATCTGTCTGGCTTTAAGAATGATGTTGAGCCAATGCATCAGCTCGAACAGCAACCGTTGTGCTGGCCTTAACCGAAACGTGACCAGCTTGCCTTGTTCATTCTCTATCTTGTAGAGGTTGTTTAGACGCCACCATTTGTCGGAGAGATTGCGTTTAATCTCTTCGGTCAATGCTTGTTCTGTCATACGAAAAACACCACCGCGGAGGTTTTACCCCATTGGGGGAAAACTGCGCCAGCACTGGGCTCAAGAGCCCATCAACCCGCCAGAGCCCATTTCTCTGAGCTCTTCGAGTATCTGACCTATCGGCGTATCATCTGCGTTGCCATCGCTAAATAACTTCTGCGTTTCCGCAATGATCTTCTCGCGCCTAACGACATCGATACCCAATGTGCTCATGGTTCGGGTCAGCGATTCAATGCGGCCAGTGAGTATGTCGAGTTGGCCATTCAATCGTGTAAACGCTTCATAGAGTGCAACGCGTTCTTTCAGTGTCTCTGCCTTTGAAAGGTCTTCATGGATCTTGCCTAAGTACTCAATACCGCTTTGTAATCTCGCCCGAGTCAGTAGCAATTCATCTTCCAACGTGGCCGTAAACGCGGCATCAAACATGACCTGTTTATCGGCGGGAAAGTAGCGCGCGTAAAAGCTCCCTTTTCGAAAAGATTCACCTCGAACGTCATGCCCACTCTCAGCCTCTTCACGTTGGCGCTCATCGATAATGATGACTTGGGTTTTCTGCTGCTCTTTCTTCGCAGCCTTTCTTTGCGCACTGCGCACTTTCGCGGTTTCTTTTTGCGCAGTTGTGAACTGCGCAATAGTGCGCACTTTAATGTGTCTGCGCGCACTGGCGTAATTCAGCCCTTTTGCTTCACACCATTCCTTTGCGCCGGTCCCGTATTTCTCATGGTCGTGTTGAAACTGCGCTTGTAATTTCTTCCAATCGCGAGACATTACTGACTGACTTGTTCTCGGCTCAGCTCACCTTCGACAATCCAATCCCCCATCATGGGACGATGGCTGGCTTTTGTGGTTATGCGCGAACCGTCTCTAAGGACGACGCGCGCGCTGGTACCATTCCAACGAATGACACTGACAATGCGGCCTGATTTGGTTTGTAAATCACTCATGCATTTCCTCCGTCACCAACCGTGGTCAGTCCTGGTCTTGCTTGTCCTGCATGATTTTTGTCTGGGCATGTTTGTACCACCAGTTAACTGCAAAGGTGGCGACACCAATAAGAAAGCCGCCCAAGGCGACCCATTCGTTAAAGGTTAGTCCTGCCATGGTGGTCACCGCTGACGCGCCATAGGAAATGCCAGAAGCAGATTCATTCATTGTTAATCTCTACTCATCGCCTCAGTGACTTTAGGCACAATCTTTTCAGCGCTTCGCCCGATGACATAACCACCCAATCCAATCTGCAGGAGAGTCCAGGCTTCGGTGGCCAATCGAAACTCAGTCAGCCCAAAGGTATCGGCAACGACAAGGACCAAGAACGTCAGCATAGTGATAGGACGCCAATTACGTTGTAACCAACTCGCGCCTTGCGCCTCAGCAGTAATGACCTTGGTTTTCGATTCAATCAGACGGGCTTCATAATCCATGACCTTCGCGGCCATGGCGCTTTGCATATCAAACAGGCGAGCTTTGACCTGCAGGCGTTCTTCATCACTGGTATGAAGATCATCAATCAACGCAGTAACCGGCTCAACGATGCCGGACAGAACGTTCCAAATACTCATTACGCGGCCTCTTGTTGCTCAACGGGGTAACGCTTACGGCAAAGGTGGAAATGAGGACCATCAATGAGCGGTGTTTTACCTTGCTGCTTCTTGCGCGCAACATAGCGAGCGATGGCGGCTTCCAAGTCTTCTTCATCATTGATGACACTCCAACAGGCGCCCCATACCACAGACACATCCAACTCAATCGCCGCTTGTCTCATGGCGTATGCAATCTTCACATACAGGCCAAAATCCCATCGCACTTCACCACACACCCATGCGCCGAGGTCGACAGCATGGCCCGTCAAGTGACGGCTTTTCTTCGTACGAGACCCGCCTTGCTGCATGAGCACCAGATGACGCTCAAGCGTTCTTAATCCTTCGAGAACAGCAAAATCAACAGGGGTAATCTGTATGGCTCGCTTAACCACACGCACCATATCAATATGAACTGGCGCTAATCGTTTGGATGAACGTGTGCCGAGTCGAAAAGACATAGCCCTCACTCCTCAAAATTTAGGTACAAAAAAACCCGCGCAGTGGCGGGTTAGATTGGGCACAAAAAAACCTCGGCCCGTTTAAAGGTCGAGGTTATGCATTATTAGAAGAAAATAACGCGGTTTTTGGTGAGGCTCAAGCGGTTTAGGTTGTTCGATTTACCAAAAACAAAATTCAAAGAAATACTCTGGTCGAATGTAACTGACAATTTCTCTGACAACGTAAGCCTACTTAGCGCAAATCAGGTAATGAGATAATCAGAACACTAGCCGCAAGAAGGTTGCTCATAACGGAGCTGACTAACGTTCTCCGATTCCGGGTCATACACCACTAGGACAGTGTCGCCACTGACGTTGAATCTTTCCCAAGCACCAACCAACCCTAGTACTGGTACCTTTTTTGCTGGCATAGCTGCTGTTGGTTGACCCAGTAAATCTGTCACTTCATTCGATTTCATGTTTACCGTTATTCCCAGCGGTAATGCGCCAACCTGATTTGGTTTAACTTCAATACCAATGAGCGTGTTTGTTTGTCGATCAAAGACAAACGAAACATTGTTGGATTTAGACGTCACGAAAAACGTATCGAAAGCAGGATCAACATCACGTGGCACGTTTCCACCACTTAAGGAGGCAAAGTGAGCCTGCTTCATGAGTTGGTTGTACGTTTGACCTATCATCTTTCCATATTCCGTACTCATCAATACCATCCATTTTCTTTGTTAATTTCATGCAGTTTTTTTCGCGCTGAATCCAACTGATCTTGTTCGTAACCATTTTCTTTCAAGCACTGCTCTATAGCATCAAAGTTACTATCAACAGCATCCTTAATGCTATTAGAATCTTCTATCTGTTTTTCAGGTTGGTTACGTCCACCGTAAGTTTCACTGCATTTTTGATGTACTTTGGCTGGTATAGCAATTCCTGCTGCAGAATTTTTTAACATGTTAATTTGTTCTTCAGTCAGGAATGTAACTCCAAGCTCTTTCATCAGCGCTCGCTTTAATGCTGCTAGAGAAGGAATATGATCGATGTCCATCCCATCTTTCTTACTTCGAGGAGCTAAATCGCCATAGGTACCAACTTCAAGTGGTTTAACTTTGGGCTTCCTTGGCCGACTAAACACCAAATAAAGTGGGTCAATACCACTATCTGCCGGAAACGTCACTATCAGTTCAATGTGTTCCGCTTCAGGGTTTGGATAGACTAGCTTGTCTAGTTCCTGTCCATCATAATCTATCGGGCGAACGAGAATATTGCTGATTTCAAGGCCACTGGTGTCAGGAAACGATGTACCTGCAGTGAGCAGGTTGTCGCTGTCGTCGGGGTACCAGGTCAGCGTTATTTGCTCATCGACTTTCGCCTCAAATCTCTCCCCAACGGCATTGGCTGAAATACGTCGTACACTATCACCATACGGGCTGCCTTCGCCTGTGTGTATGCCTACAACTTGTGGATTGCCGTTTTCATCTTGATATAGCCGGAAGCGAACGCGTGTTATAGCTTCGGGCAATTGTGCTAATTCGTCTTCCGAATATAGGGTGCCATCACCCAATTGCGATGGCCAAAATGCCAATAGCAAGAAGTTAGCACGAGATACTGTGCTCTTGGCCATTTCTCCCGCAAGCGCCCAGTTAAGAGGCATTCTAGAGGTCGTGCCTGTTATCTTCCCTAGTGGTAAAAGACCGCTAGCTGTCATCGCCCTTGCAGGGGCCATTGCTGCCATCACACCAAAATTTGGAGCCTTTAGTTCCTCTTCGCAGGCTTGTGTATCGCCGTACGGTCGGGTGCAAGATTTGGCAAATACTTTGTCAGCTTGAGGCGCCCTAGAAAAATTCTCTGATATCGCTGGCGGTGGTGTGGGTGTCAGCGGCGGTTCAGCAATCACTGGCTCTGGAACATAACTTGGTTCTGAAAAGGAAGAGGCCGGACCATTATTGGCTGATCGCGATGCACCCATGCGCGGCTGGGCGGTCAAAAAACGCTGTTTGGCATCATTGAATGCTTGGTCAGTCATGGTAATTTGGTTGCTGGCATTGGCGACCAACTTGCCATCGGCGTACTTAAACAACGGGGCTGTGGGGTTATCAGACACCACTACCATCTCGCCCCGAGCGAGGGACGATTGAATCGACACCCCACTTGAACCTGAAGGCAGCATCGTCAGCAAGTCGGCATCACTGTAACGTGAAATATTCCCTTCAATTCGAATGGCATCATTTTTTGATAAACCATCCAGCCTTACAATCCTTGCCATTCCCTTCCCAAAAATTCTCTATATTTAACAAGCACCTTGCAAGAATTACTCCACAAAGCCAGTCATAAGAATCAATGGCTTATTGCAACCATTCAATCAGTGAGCAATTCTTTGCCCAAATCCAGGCAAAAAGTTGCTCACAAGCAAAATATTGCTAGGAAAAGGTAAAGCCGTTTTTAGTGGGATTCTGACTACTGTCTTTCTCTGGCCACAAAATGAACTCAATCAAACGGCCTAATAGATTAGGTGGAATTGATCTTGCCCTTCTCAACTCCGATCCTCTACACTAAACACTGTTTAAATATACAGTACAATTTATGCCAGCCATACGTTACAGACACAACTACAAATCTGGGATCATCTCCGCTTCAGCGACATCGCTTGAAGACGTGTCCCGTCGCGAGAATCTCCCTGCTCTGCTCAAAGACGGCAGCCTGGTCTATTTTCCTTTTGGCGGCTTTATTGAGCGGAAGTCGCTCTCGAACGTACAGTTCGTCAAGATGGTAAACATTATTGGGTTTTCCCCCAGTGAGGGAGAATCCGGTCCCTGGCAGGATATTCCAAGTAACAGTGAAGTACTCGGCGTATTTAGGACAGGAAAGTACTATGTGGCACTTGATAATCAACAAGTTGTGTTAGTCTAAGTCGTCTAATAAATAGAGGTCTCACGTGGGATTGAAACTAGATAAAAGCAAACGCATTGCTCGACTCAAAACAATCGCGTCAAAGTTAACGAACGGTGACATCGTGGCAGCGGCTGAACATTTCCACGAATTGCACGGAGACATTGAGAGTTATATCGACTCAACCACATATGATGTGCTTATTAATGGGCGCCCATATCCTCCCAAGGCCATATTTGGTCTAGCGCTAACTCGCCTTCTGCAGCAACAAATTCGCTCTTTTCATTTCTCCGGCGGGAAAAAAAGCCCATGCTTTGAGATCCTCACTAAACTCGGCTTTGAGATAGTCCCTAAATCGCTCAAGCTCAACTTGTACCAGGCATATAGTCGCGAAGACATTAGTCATCTGTTCGACCCAGACTACAAGTTTTCTTCAGGTTCAGGGCGTTGGGGCGGCACAGGAATTGTTTCTGGTTACCCCACTCCAAACGATCATGTTTTTATCGTCACCATGGAGAGAAACGAAAGCAACGATTACGATGATTATCTGACGGAAGATGGTGTTCTGTTCTGGAATACTCAGAACGAAGTTACCGCCAATAGCAAGCAAGTGAAAGACTTGCTTTCACATGACCCTGATACCGGCACTATCTATCTTTTCATGAGGGTCAACAGCAATGATGACTACACCTTCTTCGGTCCACTAACTTTCAATGAGTGGAATCCAAACTCATCGAAACCTGTGCATTTCTTTTGGAACCTTTTGTCTTGGCCTTTAGCCGACAATATTAAAGAGCTCTTTGCCGCACACATTAAAGACGCTCGAATGCCTGGTTATAAAGCGCCGATTCCATTATCCGATGCCTCTTTGGTTGAAACTCCGCCCCCAAAACCTTCCAACTCTAAAAAGCAGGGTAGCAGAAAACCATCTGGCACCATTGATTGGGCAGCGAGGGAGCAATCTAACCGCCAGCTTGGAGATGCTGGTGAAAAAGCAGTCATTGCATTTGAGCAAAAACAACTTACAGAACTTGGTCGTCCCGACTTAGCTTCCAGAGTTGAGCACGTTGCAACAATCAACAGTTCAGCAGGATATGACATCAAGTCATTTAATGACGATGAGTCTCACAAGTTCATCGAAGTAAAAACCACCACTGGCGGTATTAACACTGCGTTTTACATTTCAGCGAATGAGGTCAAAGTATCCACCGAGAAAGGCCAGGATTACTGGATATACCGTCTTTATAACTTCAAAAAAGAAAATGGTATCGGCAGGCTTTATCGTGTTCCAGGGCCTGTTGAAGAACGTTTTTTGTTAACTTCAAACACATATATAGCATCACCAAAGTAGTGCCAAAATTAAACCATAATTCTCACTGACGTCATTTCCAGCATAAAGGTGCATCTCTCAAATGATCAATCGAATAGTAAATTTACTAAAGAATTTTTTTAAAAGTTCTATCAAACCCAAAGTTGAAAAGCCCCTCCTCCAACCTAAGTGCGTCGATCGTACGGCACCTAAGGCAAAAGATTCTGAAGATGCGTCATTATGCGAAAATTTTCTAAAGTTACTAAAAAATTACAACAAAGACGAGCTGCCAAAAGGAATGATTCTCTATCATGGCACAATAGAGCTTGGGACTCAGACCTGTGTTAAAAGTAGTCTACTAGCCGGTACCAGAAAATGGTTCAGTGAGGATAAAATCTATGCCGCAAACTACGCTTTTGCCAATGCCGGTGATAATTTAGGTCGTAGATACCTTTGGAAATGTAGGCTTAAAAGCAATCTCGCTGGTATCGAAGGTTCTCAACTAAAGCTATCACAAAAGTCTCCTTGGAAAGGCGAGTTTCCTTGGAAGTTTCCGAACCACTATCATTTATACGCGAGAAAAATTTTAGGAGAGAAAGCATCTTATGGTTTCTTCAATGAATACGTCAACGGGATTTACCAGGAAGTTTTAGTCACTGAGCACAATAACGTAATTGAGGTAATCGAGGTGATCGAGTTACCTGACACAAAAGAGAAAGCAATAGCCTTTGTTTCTGCTAAGACGGATATCTAGACGATCTTTTAAACACCTTTAAGCACAGATTATTTCATCCTATATCTAACGCCACTTTATATATCAGCCCATAAAATTAATTCATATCAACAATTATAATCATGAGCGACACCTTTTAAGATGCACGTCTAGATAAATAATAAAACAACTTTCTCTCTCAAATTTTTCTGTTAAGTTGATTCATTAAATCTCATAGAAATAGGGGAATATCGTGGCTTATATAGAGTGTAAAAGTTGTGGTCATAAAGAAGAGGCCAATAAGGACTTCTTTTTAAAGGTGCTTGGAGGAGGCTTTGTCGGCGGCGGCTTTTGGGCTTGGGTAACATATTTTTTTGCAGGGACCGGGTTTGCATTTGCAATTTGTGTTGCAATCGTAACTGGTGGTGTCGCCCTTCTTGCATTTTCGGATGACATAAATAAATGGTTATCTGAAAGTTATGATTGCCCAAGTTGTAGTAAACGATTATGGCGATTAGTAAAGGAGTAATACTTAATGAGCCGTTAACTGCGGCTCATCACCACGCCAATGCACTGACCTCCACTACATAATTTTAAAGAGAGAATGCGCCACTAAAACACACCAGGTATATCTTGAAACCAAGCTGCGACAAAGTCATCAATTACACCAAGCATTGACCTGCCTCGACAATCTTTTGCTCGTCACTTAACGTTCGACTCCCATTTGCCTACCCTACTCGACTAATGGCATTTCTAAGCCAAAATCACTGAGCCAGGAGGCACGTGTAATGAAGCGTTTCAAAGGACTGAGCCTCATCGAAACGATTGTCACGCTCTCGGTACTTGCTGTTGTCACAGCCGTATCCGTACCCGTTTATACAAAACAACTGGCCAATGCACGCGCTGAAAAGCTAGAACAGGATATCTTTCAACTGGTGGACGTTGCAGCTTCGTATTCACTTCGCCGCTGGAAGCCAACCTATATTCATCTGGTCAACATCCCTTCGGATAAACCCACGACTGACAGCTCTTGGTGTCTGGTTGTTTCTTCCTACGCCTCAATCACCAAATGCTCTGATGAAGACGACACGCCAGCTGAAAAAGCTAATGAGAAACGTGTCGCGACGGTGTTTGGAAGCAAACACACCCAGATCAGCCTGAAAAGACTAACCAGCCAAACGAAGTTTAAATTTGATAACAACAGCTACTCACTGTTCTTAGGTGATGAACGAAAATTTGATATCAGCTTTCTTGAGGCTCAGGCGGGAAGTAACACGTTTACCGCGAAGGCCATTAACTTCAAAGATTTTGAGCTTGAAAAGGTAACCGTCGTTACTGATGACACTTAACGCATTTTCGAATAGGTCGGTGCTAGTTCACGGCGCTCTTAAGCATTTCCATTCATCAAAACTCAAATTTGCGTTTTGATACTCGCCTAATTCACTCCCACAGAGTAACACCTCAGTTACGCGCATTTTCCAACCTTCTCGAAATGCCCAGCGTTCAACTGGCAATGGGGCACAGGATTTTGAATGATGTGAACAGAGAGCCATCTCCTTTCTCCTGCCAACTCAACGCGAAGAGAGTTTGGCTCTCACTCTCTCATCCTTGCTTTGCAGCACCATCAAAACAAACTAGCCGTATTTGTGAACTAGTTCGTTCGTTTTTCTCAAACACAATTGTTGTTACCACCTGAAATACCATAAGCTAGCTTGTCGCGGTTATTAGTCAGCATCTCTTGCAGCCATCATTAGGTATAAATATGAAATCACTACTTCTGTATATTGATATTGGCGATTGGAATGGTGGAAATAATGGACAGTACCCCAAAATTATCGAATGGGATCTTGAAGATAATGAGCGTCCAGTCAATGTATCTGAAGGTTGGGGGCATGGCCTTGGTGGTGGTCGATTTTCTCTTAAAGCTTTTATCTCTAGTGAATGGTTCGACTGGCTTCAAGATCCCCAATCGAAGTGGGTTAAGGACACACTCACTAGCCACAACGCAATGAACAATGATATACAAAGTATTAAGCGAATCCTTTCGAACCAATCTGTCGAACACAGTTTTGACCTACCAGACAATCTCTGTAGAAGTCTTCAAATCTCGGGAATTCAATTTAACACGCGAGATATTTGAGCCCTTTTCTCGATCAGTAATTGGCTGCCCCCGCGCAGCCAACGCTCTCAGTCCGCAGTCATCTAATTCCTTTGACCAACACCTCATCAATTAACGCGAACACAGAAGCGGACTCTGACGGTGACAACGGATTGAGCGGATCACCACTCCCTCCATCGTGAAGGTGTCATGTTTGGTGATAGCGACAGAGGAATACTTGTCATTGGCCGAAAGAAGCAGACGACGCGGAACATCAAGCAGCTTACAGACAACTCTTAGGAAAAAGTTACATGGTTAAATACTTTTCTAGTCATCCGAGCCTCGAAAACCGAGCTCTCCAGATATGGCAAATTTTGATAGGATTCGCCTACGAACGCAGAATCACAACTTACGGCGAGGTCGCAGATATTCTCGGCTATAAGGGAGCGGGGACAATGGATAGACAATTAGGTCATATTCTTCACTTTTGTGCTCAGAACAAACTACCTCCTTTAAGCGTTTTAGTTGTCAATGCCGAATCAGGCTTACCTGGTGATGGTTTTGAAACTATAGGGGACTTACACAAAGCTAGAGAAAAGGTATTCAATTTCGACTGGTTTGACGTAATACCTCCAACACCAGCTCAGTTTGCAAGAGCATGGGATATTGCGGAAGAAAACAACTTTAACTTAGAGTCATAGCACACATTCCCCCTCCCCCGACCAACAACTCATAGTATCCTGGCTGCCATGTGCAGCTAACACTCTCACCCTACAACCATCTAATTTATTTGAACAAAATCTGAAAACTGTCATATCCATGCGACCGATATCAAGTCCTTCATACTTCACTGCATGATACATTTTAGTCAGACAATTTAGACTATGATAACTTCAAACATGTCTGTGAACACTAAACCTGATTATGTTGTATATGGCGATGAAAGTGGTACTACAGGAAGTGACCGCTGCTACTCTATAGGGCTTCTCTGTGTACCTTCTAATAATGTTGAACTCTTCAATTCACACGTTGCAAAGCTCAAGCAGAAGCATGGCATAGTAGGAGAGTTAAAATGGTCAAAAATTAAAAATAGTCATGGACAGGCGAACATGTGTGTTGAACTACTGCATGTTGTCTTAAATAGCTCTTGTTGTTTTCACTCGATAGTGGTCGAAAAATCGATATACAACAACTGGCGGAACAATAGAGAAGACGCTTTTTACAAGACATACACAATGCTGTTGAAAGGCACTGCACAACAGCTGAAATCTCACTTAACAGTGCTCATTGACCAGAAGTGCGATAAGTACAAAAAGAATGATGAAGTTGTTGGGATCATAGCAAATAACTTGCTCGCTCAAATGGGTCGAGAGCGATCCATTGAAGAGGTTTCAATGAACGATTCCAAAGAGCATCTTGGCTTACAAGTTGTAGATATTTTAACTGGCTCAGTAAACGCTGGGTACCTCAAGTTCCTAACGCCTGGTCTCACGTTGTCTAAAGCCAAGGAGTTAGCACTTCCGAAGATGGCACACCTGTTGGGATGGGACGAAATCAAATATGACACTTACCCTAATGAGAGCTTTAACATTTGGCATTTCCCCCGAGAGAATCGTGCCCGACCAGCCACAAAACCAGTAAAATCAACAGATACTAGACAACTCTAGTCCTCCATTTAACTAACAATATTACTAAACTAATATTGATTACAGCCTTAGCCCCCCCTTAAAGACTCAAACATAGATTAGAAGGCACTTTAATGAATTTTATTGAATTCAAAAAATGGCAACTTGCAGACCAACCAAGTCTCAGACACCAATTTGAAAAGTGGTTAGAACTGCAGAGCGATGAACCCGAAGTTTGGAACAGTTGTACTCTTCAAGCCACGGGGATCGAATTATTGCTTCGAAACCAAACTAATGACATACGCCAATCCTGCCTAACCATCGCTACCGTGCGCCTTAACGAAGAACTACAAAATAAAGGCATTTTCAAGTCGCTATTGAATTATCTTGTCCAAAACTCACCATGGGAGACTATCGCGATTGAAGATATAAATAATCCGATCCTTCTTAACTTTTGTAAAAAACATGGATTTGAAAAGATAAGTTCGATGTACCCAACGTCCTTGCGCATTAGTAAGAGCAATCTCAAAAGCTTTCCAGTTGCAGAGTTTAGCTTTTGAATTTTTCGGCACATAGACTTAATCGTTCATATATGACGCTATTTTATAAGAAAATCTACACTTAAAATGATTGGAACATACCAGTGATTACATTGCGAAATCTCTCCTGGAAAGCGTTGTATTGCCATTAATTCCTCGATTCCAACCACCCAACCCTCTCACCCTGCAACCATCTAATTCAACTGAACAGCACCTCATCGACTAACGCGAACATAAAAGCGGACTCTGACGGTGACAACGTATTGAGCGGATCACCACTCCCTCTATAGTAAAGGTGTCATGTTTGGTGATAGGTACTGAGGAATACTTGTCATTGGCTGAGAGCAGAAGACGACGCGGAACATCAAGGAGCTTACAGATAAACTCCCCGTTTAAGTTCGCCACAATCACATCGCCATCTCTGGCGGTAACGTGACGATCCACAACCAAGATATCGCCGTCGAAAATCCCCACTCCTTGCATAGACTCACCCGACGCTTTACCAATGAAGGTCGCGCTTGGGTGCTCGACGAGCAACTCATCCAGGCTTAGAGGAAGTTGGCGATAATCACTGGCTGGAGACTCAAAACCGGTGATACCCGCACTGGCGAAGATAGGGATAATGTTCATATTTTTCACTGTTTAAATATACAGTATTCATTCTAGCGATTTTCGTCTCACTAGCAAGAGCTAGGCTTTCTGACAGCGGGAAATTTGAACTAGATATTTATCCTGATCACGGCTGTTACTTGCCCCTTTGCTGCACACCCGTTACTCGCGTAAGCTGTCCGACATGAACAATATTGCGCGCTTGGGCACCAAATGAATGACAAACCAATAGACATAAAGTGCCCTGATTGTGGTGAGCTAGCTAAATTCGAAGAACCGTTTGAGTTCTTATCGAACCGGAAGATTCACCCTGATGAGACAAGACCGATTCATAGATGGGGCAGTTGGCGAGTTCTCGAAAGGTTTCCTTCTAAAATAAGCTGGAAGCCACCATCAGGCTCCAGCCAGTTTCTAAGAAGTGGTGGTGACTCAGGTTATGCCGGTTACCCACTGCTTACGAATGGTTTAGTTCTATGTTCTCATTGCCACTCAAATAGACAGCACAAATTGAACTGGCCAATTGATGCATATTGGCAATGGCAAATCAGAGGTAAGTTGCTGTGGGCATGGGACAAGGAACACGCAGAGGCGATTCTGAATTACATCAAGCAAACATCTCGACCAACGCGTCGCTCTTATTACCTTAGATACATCCCCTCGCACTTTCTTTCAGCTAAAGTGAGAGAATTGGTCGTTCAAAGAATTGAGCGAAGTTTTAATTGTTAATGGAAAAGACCAGCCAAACCCTCTCACCCCGCAACCATCTGATTAATTTGAATAAAACTCCCCCACTCGCACCCTCACACGATCCAAATCAAGTTTAGCCTTGCACACTTTATGATAAATTCTCGTCGTAATAAATAGACAACAATGACCTATCTAGTGCCGAGAGTGTCTGTTTTTTTAGCGAAGTAGATCTCATCCACATTTCAACACAGGAAAGACATCAAATGAGTACTGAAAGTACCAAGCAATTTATGACTGCTCCAATCGCATCAATCATTATCACCATAACAATTTGTGTTACCGCATTGTTTGCGATGGGATCTTTTGAGCAGCCCAAACAAGATTACGCAACCGTTAACTTTGATGGTGGTTACAAGAAAATTGGTGTCATTAGTGAGCAACGAAGCTTTTCTGAAGCTGAAGTTATATTTAATGACAAAGTTCTTTGGTCGGGCACTTTAAGTTACGTAGCAGATGAAATTAAGAAAAGTATGGCATCCGAAAAGAACCCTGAAAATGTCACTTGGAAAGCTGGTGTAGCTCTAAACGGCACAGCCGGAATTTCATGGGTTGGCAGTGAAAGTTCTTTCAAACTTACCACAGAGACAATCAACCTATTATCAACAGAAGAATCGCCACTGTTAGCGCAACAAGTAATTGAGCAACTATTGGCACTAGACAGAAAGGTTAAAGATGAAAATGAGGCAAGTGCCAACCAAGCTTTGACGCTTTCAGAGCCCCCTAGCGCCTCATTTACTTTTACCAAACTAATTACAGCATTGAGAGATATGTAGTCGAAGGTTTTGACCACTAGAATAAGTGTCGCGCAGCCGACACTTTATTCGCTCCAATCTCTTGAGATAAACATAAAGTCATCGTTTCTAATGCTTTCTGCAAAGCTCCTGCCGTAATCTTCACCCCAAATAGCTCTCACTCTGCAACCACCCCATTTCTTTGAACAAAATCTCATCAATCACACCTCAACTGCGAACTAAATCATGCCTCCCCATATGCACTTTATGGTACATTCTCGCCCAAAAGTTTTAGGCAGTGATGGCTTGTTGCGTGCCGATAATTTGTGAGCGGTAGCGTGCCCCCTAAACTTGGAGTCTAATAAGTTTTTAGCCGATTAAACCAACATCAATTCCTAAGTAGTATTTATGAGCTTTCAGATAAAAAGAGTCGAGATAAAAAACTTCCGGTCAATTCGTACTTTGAGTATATCACCTAATCAGCTAGCAGTATTGGTTGGTAGAAATGATTCCGGGAAATCAAATGTTCTTAGGGCATTGAATCTATTCTTTAATGGTAAAACAGACCAAAATAAAGAGTTAGATTTCAAGATTGATCATAACATTTTCAACCTTCCAAACAGAAGAGCAAAAGAAATAATTGTTAAGATCGAATTGTCAGTCCCAGAAAATTATCGTCGTGTAAATGGTGACATTGTCGTCTGGGAAAAACGTTGGCGAGACAATGGCCTTGTATATAATGAGTATATAGGTCACCGTGAAGTTGTGGGTCCAAGAAGTGGTGTTTACATAGAAGAATTGAAAATACCTGAAAGATCAAACCTTCATGCCCTTTTGAGGAACATTAAATTTATATATGTCCCCGCCATAAAAGACCTAAAGTATTTCTCATTACTTCGGGCCAGCATTTATGATGTGATAGCTGAAGTAGCAAACCGAGAGTTTCGTGATTCTAGCAGAGACTTCGAACAATCAATATCACATCAACTGCAAGATCTAACACAAAACATCAGACATTCATTGGGTCTGAATTCAAGGTTGGCTTTACCGAGAAATCTAAGTCATATTTTTGAAAGTCTTGACTTCTTAAGTGATGAGCAAGATATTTCACTCGATGTACGAGGTGATGGCGTAAAAGCCAGACATATACCTCTAATTCTAAAATTTATGGCTGATAAAACTCGAAGCCTTCAGGGACGAGGTGCACAGCCCTATAATTTCATTTGGGCTTATGAAGAACCTGAAAACAGTCTTGAATTATCTAGCTCCATTGAGTTGGCAGATCAGTTTTGGGAATTCGTAAACTCAAGTATATCCCAAATATTTCTATCTACTCACTCTCCTGTTTTTTATAACCTCCACTGTAAGGAGAAAGATGAGAACCAGATATCTTGCCATCACATGTATACATCGGATCAAAATCAAGGAACCAAAGAAACCAATGAGCTAAGTGATTTAGATGAGCGAATGGGTACAACGGCCCTATTTGCACCAATGGTTGAAGAGCTTGAGGAAAGGGTAAGGCAGCGTGAAGCCGCAAGAATTGAGGCAAAGGCCTTAGCTGAGGCTAACCGTAGAAAGCTATTTGTAGAGGGACCTTCTGATAAATTAATCATAGAGAAAGCGATAAGTGTTTTTATCCCGAACAGATCGCAGGATATTGATATTGAAACAAAGGAAAGTGCTGGTATCAACTATGTTATCGATATGCTTCAGTCATGGAGAAGCCAAGCAAAGCACCATCCTAATTTACCACGGGCGGCAGGACTTCTTGATCTAGATGCGGATGCTATTAAAGCTTCAAATGCCTGGAATGAAGTACCTGATAATATCCGCTCGGCAAAATGTTTTAAGCTTCCGAAGCCTCAACACGTAATACCTATTATCCAAGCGGGTTTCAACATTCCTGTTGTGCTCGAAACTTTATATGACCGAAACGCATGGATGTGGGCTGATGAAAATAATCATCTTAAGGAAAGAAATATTCTTTCTATTATTCCAACCAATCTAAACAGTAGAATTATTGCCGAAGAAACTACTCTAAGTGAGCACCTCGACGAGGAATGGGAGATATATGTGAGAAAAGAGTTCACACAAGCAGGTAAAGGTCCTATGTCACGACATTTCTGTAACAAAGATGATCAAGAGTTTAGAGATAGATTTGCCTGCCTTGAACAACTGATACTTCAGATAGAGGCTTATCTCTTCCCAGAGTGAAGTTGCAGAATTCTACTAACATATATGATCCCCATATAGCTTACGAGACTCTCCATTGGCTACGCCCGCGTGGCCATATAGAGCCTTCCAATCACAACAGATTTCCTTGCTGGTTACCAATACCAACAGTGAATCCATTTGAGTATAAAAGAGTCATACAATGAAGCATGAAATAGTCCAACTAGCACAAAGAATTCGCTCGATCTACGAGAAAGCTTCACATGAAGATTTTTCATTGTTTATGGGGTCCTTCGAGTTTCCTAAAAATAGTTGTGAAGGAGCATCAAGAGTCTTTGCTCATATTGTGAAAAGCAAGCATCCTGAATGCGATGTGAAAGTTATAGAAGGCTACGATTACCCCAACGATGAGCGCCACTATTGGGTGGTAGTCAATGAGTTAATTTATGACTTAACAAGTGACCAATTCGATGAATTTTCTGTTCCTCTTTTTGGAGTTAACTACACGCCACTATCTGAGAAATTTAGTGATTTAGAGTTCATTATTAATGAGGACATTTTTCATAACTGGTCTCCGGGGGGCAGGTACGACAAGAACCAAACTCTAGACTACGTAGAGCACCATTTAGCCCTACTATAGCACCGATGAGCATTTCACTGGTTAATAGGCATTTGCACCCTCTGGTTGCCACACGCAGCTAACCCTCTCACCATGCAACCATCTATTTTAATTGAACAAAATCTCACCACTCAACCTCAACCACGATCAAAATAATGCCTCTCCTTATGCACTTCATGGTACATTCCCGCCAGATAATTTAGACAGTGATGGCGTGTTGCGTGCTGATGAGCAAAGGGCGGTAGCTATAGATCCCTCTGCATCAGAAAGAGGTTACGTAAAATAATCCAGAGCCCCTACTTTGTACTAAGCGAGTAAGATTCCCGCTATCAAGTTGTAAGCCTTCAAGAGGTAATTTTGAATTGGGTAAGATAACAAAAATATTCAAACTCGAAGATTGTTCTAGTGATAAACAAAAGTTTGTGTGTAACGAATGTGCTAGAGAAACGTCTCATTCTATAGTTTCATCATTTCATGAAAGCGGTTTTGACGACGCAGGTGATGGCTACCGAATGGATTGGGATAGACGGCATCAGATCATTCAATGTAGTGGTTGTGATGCAGTGTCTTTTCGCATTGAATCCACTCATTCTGAGGACGATCATTATAGCTATGAGCATGACGCCTTAGTAGGCAATATCACAGAAAGCTACTTCCCAAACCGAACACATCAGCTTCGCGCGATTAATACCTACTTGTTACCTTTAAACGTTCAAGCTATCTATCGAGAAACCACGAGTGCCATTAGCAATGGTTTATTTATCTTAGCTGGTATTGGTGTCCGAGCTTTGATTGAAACAGTCTGTAAAGAGCAAAACGCTCAAGGCAAAGATCTATTCGCTAAAATTAATTCTTTGTGTCAAATGTCAGTAATAACAAAAGAAGGCTCGGATACATTGCACCGCTTACGCAGCCTAGGAAATGAAGCTGCACATGAGGTAAAGCCTCAAAGTGAAGATCAACTATATATGGCTATGCAAATCATAGATCATATGCTCGAGGGTACATATATTATCCCCCAACGAATCAATCAAGTATTTGGTAAAGTGGACAAAAAATGTGTTTAAGAGTACTCGTAGTATTCTTACCCACTTAAAGCGCAAGGGCTGCCCCCCGCAGCCAATCCTCTCAAACTTCAACCATCTGATTTGATCGAACAAAATCTCCCCAGTCGCACCTCAAACACGATCTAACTCATGCCTCATCTTACGCACTTCGTGGTACATTTCAGTCAGATAATTTAGACAGTGATGGCGTGATGCGTGCCTATAGGCAAAGAAACGCCCCCAATGAAACTGCAGTAACAAGAACCTGAGAATATTTATATAAGGACTGTACATTGCGTAAAACCAACAAAGGTAAAAACCGCAAAAAAGATAAACCTCGAAAAGTCAGTAAGAAAGGCCGCTCAAAGGTAAAATCAGCTTCGCGCAGCGAAAAGGATTGGGACTCACTAGAACAGTTTCTAGAAAGTAGAAAAAGTGATGAGTGGTTCATTAACAGTAAAAAGGCTCTCGATTGGTTTCTAGATCATATGGGACAGGATGTTTGGCACGAAAGAAAGCTAAACGTGGTGGCCTACTTCAAAAAACAGCAAGAACAGCTAATCCCGGACAGTTCAAACTTTGGCATCAATATTGAAGATGAAGATGCTAGAGTTGCCTTCCACAGCGACTGGATTGCTTGGTATCTGTATCTAGTAGAATCACTGTATGATCGACCAAGCGTTGACGAACTTCCCCAATCGTCGAGAATTTACCCATTCTTCGCTGCGATTGGTCGCCATATCGATTTGGCAAAAAGCATTAAAGGCATCGATTCTAAGCTCGACGAACTTCTTAAGGGTAAAGCAAACCAGCCTGATTCAATTTTATTCGAAATTTTGGTTGCCATTATGTATAGGAGAAATGGTTGGACAGTCGAATTCATACCTGAGGTTTCTAGGTCAAAAACGCCGGACTTATTTGTTACCAGAGGTAGTGAACATTTCTATGTAGAATGCAAAAGACAAGCAAAAGTAACTGAATATTCAGAACTAGAAAGAAAAGAATGGAGAAAGCGATGGGCTAAACTCGTTCCAGTACTTACCACTTATGGTACGCCCACGCACGTCGATGTGGTATTCAAGACCGAAGTATCAAATACAGATGAAAATCTAGTATCACACGTACTAGTAGAACTAATCCGAAGAAACGGTATAGAAGACTCCATATCATTGGAGAATGAGCAAATAATCATTACTGCAAACCACATTGATATGAATGCGGTTAATAAGCATTTTGACCGGTTTCAAGTGCGCTGGAATTCCCCCCAAATGATAGCTCTCTTTGCTGGAGGCTACGATAGCAGCGGTTCATATACCCAAATCCACTCCCCAAAAGCGATTAACGCATGGGGCCCTGACGATCAAGAGCACATACTCAACCTCTTCTGCGAAGGAGTTTTCACTGCTTATTGCGCAAAGTGGGAATGTATAGCCGAGGAGTCAATAGATAAAAAGGCAAAAGATGTTAGAAAGTTGCTCAGCAAAGCGATCAATCAAGCACCTTTAGACGCTCCAACTATAGTGCATATAGCCTACGAAACACTGCATGGCCCAATAGTCGAATATTCAAGAGCTGACAAAATTCGAAATTCAATTCAGAGCTTTGATTGTAAAGATAAAGATATAAGAGCGATCTATTGTCATGCAATTCAACCCGCGGCGCTGGTAGACAGCTTTGAGATTGCCGAAACAACCATGCGGTTTAGTAAAAATGGAGCAATTTTAGAGGATATACTTAAACATGACTTATTGCTTGATGAGCCGGGGGTGAAAATGAGAGACGACACACACTGGAACGAAGACTTCACAGCCAAACAAACACTCTCATAACTTATTTAAACTCCTTGGAGGTCCCTTCAAGGAGTATTCTAGTCGTAAATCAATACTATCTACATTAAGAGTTGAGTTAAGGTTACTACAATTATCAATTTTTTTGTTAGGCTATCACTGATGGGCCACATCCGTACGTTCCTTGCATTTACAGCCACCAACCCTCTCACCCTGCCGCCATTCTTGATGGCAATTAATATTAATAAGCGTCTTACAGACATAATTGTTGTAATTCATTCGCTTAGAAACTAGGATGTGAACTTAGATAGTTTAGGGCAGTACACACTGTGGAGCAGAATCCTAGCGACCTCAATGAAAATAAGGAGGTTACTATGGATAAACAATTGCACAAAGCTGGTACGCTAAAAAGTACCACCCTGGTCATCCTTGGATGGCTTGCGTTCTACGGCTCTTATCTCTTCCCTGAAATACTCAGCGCATCCATATTGCTACAGTCCGTCGCCAGGGTTCTGCCCTAAGCTATCTATCATCCTCAGGGCTTCTCACCCTGCAACCATCTAATTCTATTGACTAAGATCTAACCGTTCGACCTCACATGCGATCTAAATCATGCCTCCCCTAATGCACTTTGTGGTACATTCTAGCTAGAAAATTTAGACACTGGTGGGTTGCCTGCCGATAAGCAAAAGGCGGTAGCGTGGAATATATAAACGACGATTCAGTAGACATCCACTACCCTTCATTCAAAGGCTGCATTGTAAGACACGATTCACCTACAAGTAATCAATAAAAATCTTACTTATCATTACAATAAGAACATAACATCTGGTGTAATCAACACAAAAGCAGCATTAAAAGACTAATAAAAAAATATATCAGAATATTTATAAACTCAACCAACCCCATTTTTTAAAATCACAGTATCACTTCGGTTTAGCATTACTGTGTCGAGATTGAAAATGCCTAAGAAAAGCAAGAAGAAAGATATACTAAGTAGAGAGATTACTGTCAACCACAAGAGCAAGACTCTTCACTATCGATATGCTGAGCTTGTTAACTATGACGGTCACTTGTCGTTTTCTGAGCTTCTCCATAAAGCTCTTGTATCCTTATGCTTGGTAAAAAGTCGCTATCAAATCGTAAATGAAGATTCTCACGATCCAGATGAGGATGATTACAAGAAATCCAAACTATTCATAAACAACAAAGAAAGCCAATGGGGTATCGTATTCGGTGATTTAATGCGTTATGCCGAAGGAGCAAACAAATCAACTGTTACAATTGATGATGACCGAGAGTTTTTAGAAGTTGAATCATTAGCCCCACCAGAGACAGATGAAGGTAAAAGGCGCGAGTTTTTGGACTCAATTCTGTACTTCGGTGCCTTCAACAATCACTTAGCCATCATACAATCAGCATCACTCCGGACTTCTGAGCTTGAAAAACACATTAATTGGCTACTTCGCTCATCTGGTGTGATTGAAGATAAAGCTTTTGTTTTACTGACAATGAAAGTACCAGAGTTGGCACAAAAGAAATTAGAAAACTCAAATACCAAGATTCTTAAGATTGGTGCACCTCTCGTTGATACTATTGGAGAGGAAGCAGTAGAAGACGTCAGACAAAAAATTGGATCCGATATTGAACACTTTGACGCAAAAAGCGTGTCCGTAAAACCAAAAGGTAAAGGGCTCAACTGGCTTCTGAGTGTATTTGGTGATATGGAAAAGCTAAAAGAATTTGGTATATCTGAAGAGCTTCTATCTGCTGACGCGGTTGATGGATCAAGCATAAATGTTTCACTTGAAATTTCGTATAAAAGAAAAAGCACTCAGCGCTCGCAAGAGATAATAAATAACGTATCAAAAGCGATGCGGCACCAACATCCAAATGACATTACTATTGAGCTTGATAAAGTGGGTAAACTTGTTGGCAGAGAGCTAAGCTTACAAAAGAAACTTACACTCAGATATGTTAACGGAGTGCTTGACCCACAAGATTTATATCCAAAAGTAAGGGAGTGGTTAGTTGAACAAATCTCAGTCGAAGAACTAGATGCGGCCTCATGAAAATTCGTATTTTTATTGCCCTATCTATCGGAATTTTGACTATGATAGCATCGCTTTTGATGCTATCAACTGAGGCCGTTCAGATACTTAAGCCAAAGTTCTATCTAATTAACGCAATTTTCCTGCCTGTTATCGCTATCTCACTAAATATAAAAGGAAAATCAGACAATCTAAATGCCTGTCAGGGCTTAATGTCAAAAGACATGCAAAAAATAACCTCATACACGAGTGAATTCGGTTCACGAATATGGTCAATTTGGTTTTTGCTGTTCTCGACCTTTTCCATGTCGATCCTTTTTTCCAATATTCCACTTTCTAAAGAAAGCTCTCAAATTTTCACGAGCTTTCTTTTTGCGGCTTATGCTATTTGCACCCTCGTATCAACCTCCCTATTTTCTATCGATCAGTCGATTCAAGTTTTAAGCACGCACCTCAAGACGAAAGCGATGCGTTATGAGGAAAAGAAAAATGCTCTTAAATTATTAGATGATGATAGTGAATTGAGTTCAAAATTTAAGGAATACGCATCTAAACACCTAGGGGAGAAAAATTAGCTTTGTGAGCACTCCAAACATAACATTACCCCAAATATCATACTCACCTCATCCCCCTCCCTACATAACCCCATCAACACCCTTTCAAACAACCCCTCTAGCTCCCTACTCCACACGCTATCGCTCACCTGCGAAATCCCCGCCTGCCTCAAATGCTTCCTCACCCCATCTGCCTTTAGCGTCACCCCTCCACTTCCCCCGCAACCTGAACAGGTATCAACAACCCTCGTCACGCCCGTTCCCCCGCACTTCGGACACTGACAGCTCTTTTTTGCCTGAGCTTTTGCGTACTCCTCTAACCGCTGTCGCTCATCAACGATCCATTGCTTGCGCTTCGCAATCGCCGCAACCAGCTGCGCGGTCTTAAACGCAGAATCGCCGTCTAGCTGCTTTTCCATCACATTGATTTGCACCTGCCAGGTTCGCATTAATCGCTTACTGCGCCTTGCCTGCTCGCTGTGGTTCTTCCAAAGTGACGTGAGCTTTCGTTGCTGTGGCTCTAGCGGCTTTTCCGCGAACACCATCAGCGCCAAGGTGATCATGTGTTTGCACAGGTCCTTCCGTTTGGCGTCTTCCGGAATGAGTTCTTCCATCTTCTTTTGAAGACGCTCAAACGCATACATGTCGTTTAACCATCGCCACATCATTGCATCACTCCCAACAGGGTGTTCGTGTTGAAGCTTACCGAGCACACCTAAGATGACATCACCGGTTAACGTCGCTCGGCCTCGTTGCATCGACGGTGTTTTCTCGCTGTGCATTCTGATCATCAGTTCAATCGCTCGACTCATTGGGCGCTCCCCTTAACCTGGATAAGACCTAAACGAATTCGTCTAGCCAATGTCAAATGCAGGGCTCTGAGCATGTACTCTTCTCGCTCCCCAGGCTCAAAGGCATACTTCACACGTCCGTCGATCACGTCATGGCAATTGACGCAGGCATCCGCCCCCCAGAAGTCATCTGATTTATACGCCATCCCATGCGTGGCACTTGGGAAATGCGCAAACACGACGGTGTCAGGGTTAAAGCAGCAAACACCTAAGATTTCTAACGTGCATTCTTGCCCCCTAGCGGCTTGAGTGAGTTTTTTACTACGAATGGCGGGTGTTTTGACGTTCATCATGCAAACCCCAGTAGTTGATTCACGGCCTTTTCGGCATCGTCTTCACTTTCAAAGTACTTGTGCAGAATGTGGTTCCAGATAACGGTGAATGACGCGCGGTACAGCTCAGCGAATTCATTGTCATCCATCTTGGCAAATGAGATGGATTTAGCCTCTTTCTTCACCGCCCCATTCGGGAACACGACGATCTTAAAAAAGCCTGCTTCCATCGCGACCCATTTTCGGTAGGCTTCAAAGCTTTTCTCCACCTCCAACGACGCACGCTTTTGCGCCATCACATCCAAAAATCCATTGGCGAGATCTTGCAAGGTTTGTTGTTCTCCGCCCCACTTCGCCAGCTCGCCAGCGAAACGACTAAGCAGGTTTCGCTCCTGCGGTGATACCGTGCCTCCCTTTGGGTTCCAGTAGTCAAAGCCCAAGTTCAACAACGCAAAGTACTTACGATGGAACTTGGGGTTTCTCGTCACCTTGAAATGGGCTTCCAACACCGTGCCAATGCGCTTTTTGTCGAGCAACGCCTTGTCCGCTTCGGTTAGCGGAACCAGTACGCCACCCTGTGTTTTAACGAGTGCCAGTTGCATCACTCATCGTCCCAATGATCTCTGTCATCGCCTTTTCGCATGTCGGAGCCTAACCACAACAGGTAAACCCCAAGGACAATGAGTAGCCACACTGCAATGCCAATGTCATCACCGTTCATGACGCCTCCTCGCTACGTGCCGGAAAAGTTGTGGCGATCGTGCACGAGCCAATGCTTGCAGACCGCTTTCGTCGGTAGCAGCATGTGTTGCCCGAAATAGAACCCCATACGCTGAGCCAATTCACACAGTGCTTTCGCACACGCTTTATTCGCCACGCCGTCTTTTTTCCACTTACGAATATCAATCGCGGTTTGACCCGTCGCCTTGACGATCATCCGCACGATGTCGTCCATTTTGAGGTTCGTTTGTTCTTTCATATGTCGCAGATAGCTCTCATAGCCGTTGGTCGATAGTTCGTCGAACATGGCATTGATTTCAGCTTGCGAAGGGGTGTAATCACGCATGGTCATTTCCTCTTAGTGGTTCGCCAACGACGGGCGAGAAACGATGAGTGCTTTGGTGTCATCTATCGATAGAATGCTGACAATCGGGGGTAAAGAACCGCCTTTGTAAACCTCACGGCATTGCGCAATATTGCCGATGGTCATTGGCGGCGAGACGTCTAATCCCTGGGAGGCGTTGTGTTGGTTTGCCATGCCACTGAGACTTTTTGGATAGGATTCAGGCGGGTTAAACAGTGCAGTACGGTATTTGTTTTCGAACTCTGCCGCTCGAAATGGGAGGTCTTTTTCCGAGGACTGACAGAGCTTGGCCCATCCGCCCATTTGGTCGATACATGCATGGATAAGTGCATCGTCAAACACGACGTCGTTCCAAGCACCGACACTCGAAATGGCCTTCGACACTTTCGACCAAGCCACAATCGCACGGTCTTTGGATGTCCCCCCCATCAGCCGAATGACATCGGCAGGTTTCGGGGGATACTGACCTGCATCGGGGTTTTGTGTGTGCAGCTCAAGAGCCTGGTCGACGGCCCCGAAATCCATGTGTTTTAGTGCTCGCCACCACTCATCGAGGACGGCTTTCGATAACGATTTACTGTATAACCCCATGACGGCTTCTAGCCTTGCTGCAAAGTCTTTCTGATCGCGTATGTTCATGAGATCTACCCCGCCGCGTCGTAGGTATTGCAAACTTGGCTTTCGAGCCATTCCTGAACTGCGGAGGCATTCTGCGCTTCGATGCGTGCTTGTTGACTCATCGACGTGGGTCTGCCTAATCGCTCACTAGAACGTGATAACCAGCCCGTGATAAATCGTTTGATACCTCGCGGTGTTTTACGCCTCGTCGGGTTAGAAATAAGCCAATCTGCTGCTTTGGCTATTTCAGATTTCACATCAACGGTTGAGTAGGTTTTGGAGAGTGTTTCAATGTCAGACTGGGTCACAGGGCTCGAGCCCCCGCCTTTGAGTGGCAATTGAAAAATCGCGGGCTCGATATCTACGCTCAACGGCGTTTCGACGTTGTGCGCTGTATTGTTACCTCTCAGTTCTTGTTTATATTCAGTACTTATTAGTGTCGGCTCAGCCTGATTAGGCTTAGTCTGATCAGGGTCTGCCGTATTTGGGGCGACAAGATCCGGCTCAGCCAAATCTGGGTTTGCCGCATTTGCTCGAACCTTTTCCGGTTTAGCCTGATTTGGGTTATCCGAAATAGGCGCATCAAACACGGTGTAAGTAATGTGCCCATCCGCGTATTTTCTCGTCAGGACAAATCCCGCAGATTTGAGTTCTTTGAGAATGTTATAGACACCCTCTTTACCCGTTTTCTTTGCTGTTCCGCCTGTGACTTTGACTAACTGCTCTACGCTCACGGTCCAATTGTCAGGTTTGGATAGTAGATACGACAACATACCCATCGCTTGAAAAGACAATTGCCCATCGGCATATACTTGATTGCTAATTACTGTGAAGTTTTGGGCACGTTTCGCCCTTACGATACTCATCAATGAAGTCCATCATGTTCAGGTCTGTATGTATCCTCAGGCCCCAAAATTTCAGGGTCTCCCATCACCTGTAGATTGAACGAACAACGCACTTGATCAGGCCGAAGACCGCGACGCTGCGCGATCTTCTTAATGACCAAATCACAAAACTCGTTGCTCCACTTTAATTCTTCTGCGGAGCACTCGCCCCGCTCCAACTTAGCCCATAGAAGATTCACGGATGCCTCCTATTTATTCTCCAACATGAGCGAAACTGAAGGCTTCACGAGACAATACTCACCTTCAATGGGTTCTTCCGGTCGTGGAGCGCGTGCATGGATTTCAGAAAAGAAGTCGAGCGAAGGAAGGGATTGTTCGGACCAGGCAGCCATAACCTCGCTACACAATTGTTCATCCGTAGAGAGAAGATCAATGATGGCGTCTATCAGCAGGACGTTGGATAGCACAGCTTTTGGTTGCCCCAGTTTTTGGGAAACAAGCGCCAATAGGTCCGACTCGTGCTCAGTGAATCGGACCTTAACCTGAGAATCACGAACCTGATCAATCGATAAACCAGGCTTACCGATCAAACGGTTTTGCTCCAAGCGGTCAAGCCGCTTCTGAATATACGGATTTGTCATTAGCTATTTCCTCAGAAGTGACCGTTTGGTCATCGGTTGGCTTCACTAAATTAAGTCCCAGGGCCTTCTCATCTTTTCCAAAAGCGCTAGGGTCATAGGTATAGGGGATTTGACTAGAGATATGACACAGCAAATGAACATATTCAGGTATGCCTCTGCTACGCCATTTAAGGACAGCTGTTCTACTAACACTGAACGTCGTAGCGACTTTCTGAACGCCGCCCAGCGATTTAACAATCAGGTCTACGGTAAGCATAATTTGATACCTCCCGTCACAAATGATTACACTTAGAACATTATTCTGCAAGTATCAAATTGTTCTTAAAGTGTCGAGAAAGGAGTTATCATGGATATATAGCTAACAAAAAGAGTCACTTATGAAGACAGAATTGGCATCTCGATTAATCCAGCGACGTAAGGACCATGAACTAACTCAGCACGATCTTGCATCTTTATCAGGTGTTAGCCGGATGGGTATAGCGAAAATCGAGTCTGGCAGAACCCTGAATGCGAGAGCAGACACCTTGTTCTATATCGCGAGAGCGTTGAAATGCGACCCTATATGGTTGCTAAATGGTGAGGGCTCGCCTGATTTTAATGCCAATTCATCAAATGATTTCCGTCCAGGTCTTGCCATTGAGCAACGGGTTCCTGAAATCTCTTGGGAAGAAGCCAAAACATGGTCTGACACCCACAGTCTTAATGATAAGCAGAGCTATCCACTCCACCCATCTCCTGTAAAATGTTCGCCAGGAGCTTATGCTTTAAGAGTTAAAAACGAGTCGATGAAACCTAGGTTTGATCTGGACGATCTTATTTTTGTCGACCCTACAATGACACAACCTATAGATGGGAAATATGTTGTTTTATCAACAGATAAAAGCTCCCAAGCCACGTTTAAACAGGTGCAAATTATCGACTCTCAAGTGATGTTGAAATCACTCAATCCCGATTTCCCACCTGATATGCGCTTCACAAGGCTTGAGCATGAATCACAAGTAATCGGCACGCTTGTGAGTCATGTAAAACCAGTCTAGCTAAAAACATTTATCTACACAAAGCTCGGATTCCCGGGCTTTTTTTGTGTCTCAGCCGAGAAAATGTGAAAAAAGTTATCATGATTTATTTGACAAAGTAATGTGACAGTAATTATCTTTTGATTACTAAAAGAACAATTTATTTAGTTCTAAAAGTAGCTAAGTCACTTACAAGGAGATTGTCATGTACACGCCATCTGATAACTACTTGAACAACGCAGAAGCTAAAGAATCACGCCGCTTATCAAAACAAGACGCACGTGAAGAAGCCCTCAACACATTCATGCAAGAAGGCAAAGAGCACCTCCTCCGTTCCCGCGAATTCGCTGGCCTGAAATTTCGCGACTTCGCCACCTACTTTTTTGCTGACTTCCATGAAGGGAAAAGCGCTGACCGGCTCGTGTTAGTCCTCTGCCATTTAGAGTCCAACAAGGGTTTGGATTCTGTCCGCAACTTACTCACTTACGAAGAAATCATGGACCAAGCCATGAGTGCCTTCTTACAGCGAAACATCAACATCATCACATCAGCTTTCGATGCTGAACAGCATCAAGCAGCTTAACGAGGTAGCTTTCTCATGACTGATCTTATGACAGCAGAACAAAGCACCGTCGTTGCCCGTCCTGACTCGTGGATGAATACTGACACCCTCACCCACCTTTGCCGCCTAGCGGAAATGATGGCTGGCAGCAAAGTGACCGTCCCAAATCACCTCGCAGGCAATAACGGCGACTGTTTGGCGGTGTGCATGCAAGCGATGCAATGGGGAATGAACCCGTTCGCCGTCGCCCAAAAGACGCACCTCGTACAAGGCAACTTGGGTTATGAAGCGCAGCTGGTAAACGCCGTCATCACTGCGATGGCCCCGACTAAAGACCGACTCGAGTTCGAATTCTTTGGTCCCTGGGAACGCGTGATCGGCAAGTTCAAAATGGAAAACAGCCCGAAAGGTGCGCGTTACGCCAAGCAAAACTGGACGGACAAAGACGAAGAAGGCGTTGGGGTGAAAGTGTATTCCACGCTTCGCGGCGAAGACAAACCGCGTTCCATCGATATCTTACTGATGCAATGCTGGCCGCGTAACTCGACACAATGGGCGACCGATCCGCAACAACAAATCACCTATGTCGCCGTTAAGAAGTGGGCCCGTCGTTACTGCCCCGATGTCATTTTGGGTGTGTATACCCCCGATGAGCTGGAAAACAGCAATGTCGCTTTGGTTGAGCGCGACATTACGCCTGCTGAGCCAAAGACAGATGCAGAGCTAATCGAAGAAAAACCCGCCTACCCCGAAGACCAGTTCAACATCAATTTCAAAAAGTGGGCAATCGCGATTCAGAGCGGAAAGAAAACCGCCGAGCAAATCATCACCACGGTTGAAACCAAAGGCCGACTGAATGACGTCCAAAAGACCGCGATCCGTAACGTCACCATCAATGAGGAGAAATCAGCATGAATGTCGTCCAAGCAATTCAAGGTTCAAAAGAATGGCATGAACTACGCGCATTGCATTTCAATGCCTCAGAAGCCCCCGTCATGATGGGAGACAGCAAGTACCAATCTCGTGGGGCGCTACTACGCGAAAAAGCCACGGGTGAAACCAAAGACGTCAGCCCCGCACAACAACGCATCTTTGATAAAGGTCATGCTGCGGAAGAAGGCGCCAGGCCGCTTGCGGAAGTGATCATTGGTGAAGAGCTCTACCCCACCACGGCGACACGCATGGTTGAGGGTTTACCGCTTCTCGCCTCCTTTGATGGTATTACCGTACTTGATGACATTGTCTTTGAGCACAAACTACTGAACGCCAAGTTGGTTGAACGCGTGAAGGCCAATGACTTAGAGCCACATTACTTCTGGCAGATCGAGCAACAACTCTTGGTGTCCGAAGCTGAGCGCGTCATTTTCGTGTGCAGTGACGGGACCGAAGATAACTTTCACTATTGTGAGTACATCTCTCTCCCTGAACGTCGCGACGCACTCATCGCAGGATGGGCGCAATTCGCAAAAGATTTATCGCAGTACCAAGTGAACGATGTTGCGGTTGTCGAGCCAGAACCTGTGCTGGGTTTGCCGACGATCACTTACCGCATGGACGGTCTCTCTTTAACGTCCAACCTCGACGCCTTTAAAACGGCAGCGATGGCGCTGGTAGAAGAGTCAAAAAAGCCCATCGAAACCGAACAAGATTTTGCCGACGCGGAATCGCAAGTGAAGATCTTCAAAGACACGGAAGACAAACTCAAAGCCCTTCAAGAACAAGTACAAGGTGAAGTGGTAGACGTCGACACCTTCGTCAAAGATCTCAAGTTCATCGGTGAGCACATTCGCCAGGCTCGCCTTGCGACAGATAAGCAGGTGCAAGCCCGTAAGGATGAGATCCGCCAACGCATCCAAGACAAGGCCAACGCGACGATCGCGGCCCATGTCAAAGCGCTCGGGTCTGAAGTTAACGCCCCGCTCCCTGCCCTGTCTGTTTCGGTTCAACACGCCATGAAAGGTAAGAAGAGCCGGACCAGTTTGCAGGATGCGGCAGACACCGCCATTGCAAAGGCAAAAATTGAGGCTGATGCTTTGGCAAAAGTGGCACGCGCTAACGCGGCCAATCTCAACACGCTCGCGAACAGCCATCTGTTTTTGTTCAACGACTGGGAGCAAATTGCGTTCAAAGCCAATGAGGATTTTACCGCGTTGGTCAAAGCGCGGATTTCAGACCACGTCGCCAACCAGAAAAACCGTCAGGATGAGGAGCAGAGCCATGCAAACCAAAAGACTGAGGCGAAATCGCTACAAGCAGAAAAGAGTCCAGGCCAAGCCGCGACACCTCCACGACGAAAAGCGATGGTGGCTGAACAGCTAGACGAAGGCATGGTGTCGATCTCGATGCGCGAATACAAACACCTTCTCGAACGAAACAGTCTGCTGACAGCCCTTGAGCAACAAGGGGTCGATAACTGGGAGGGTTACAGCGAAGCAATGTCTCTCATCCCTGACAAAGCGGCGTAGACAAAGCCAATCCTGGCCCCTTCTAAAAACCGAATGGTTCGCTATCTTCAATCATGGAGGTAGTCATCCGCCCTAAGGTATTTCCAGTTAGCATGGTTTTTAGATTTGTAGCTACCCGCGTCTACTTTCTTTTGCTAAGAATTGAACATCTTCGGAGGCTCAAATGAACGAATATCAATTTATCCGTCTGTCTGATTGGGCTGCTATCACCTTTCCTGGAGAGCAATATTCTCCAGCTACAATGTCTCGATGGGTGAAAACACACCAAATCAAACCCTGTCCTGTCAAAGTGGGCGGCCGCTGGATGGTTCAAAAAGATGCCCGTTTCATCGGTCTTTCTGCCGCCAATGAAGGCCCTTATTCAGACCCAATGGTTGAAAGGATCATGAACTATGGCCGCTAGACCGAGAACGCACGCCATCGATGTACCTAGTCTTTATCAGAAGCTTGATAAGCGCACTGGCAAAGTCTACTACCAATACAGAGACCAGCGCACAGGACGCTTCCACGGATTGGGTACTGATAAGAAACAGGCGATAAAAATTGCTAAAGAGCTTAACGACCGTATCGCCAAACAACTGATCGATCACTACCAGAATATCCTTGACGAAAATGCCCCTAAAGTGGCTAGGCAAGGTATCAGTATCAAAAGTTGGTGCCAGCGATACATGAAGCTACAGCGCGAAAGGAAATCAATTGGAGAAGTATCAGAGAATACCGTTAAACAACGCGGTTACTGCGTAAAGGTGCTCGAGGATCGCTTTGGTCAAACCGGCATTAAAGACATCGATACGAAGTCGCTTGCCAAGATCATTGATGAGTACAAAGCCCAAGGCAAAATGCACATGGCCGCACGCCTTCGTTCAACCTGGATAGACATGTTCAAAGAAGCCTTGCATGCCGGTGAAATCGAAGGCGGCGTGAACCCAGCTTCAGCGACGAGGACACCACGATTGAAAGTGGCGCGTAATCGACTCACCAAAGACGACTGGCCTGCTCTCGTCGCATCGGCCAATAAGCAGATCTTTCCTTATGCCATCAATTCGCTGTATCTCGGCTTAACAACCGGCCTTAGGCGGCAAGACTTGTGTGAACTGAGATTCGCTGACGTCAAAGACGGTCATCTGCTAGTCAGCGTCAATAAAAGCCGAGGCAGAACCAAACTCGCATTTCCGTTGTGGCTCACCAACCCGCTCATTGGTATGTCCTTAGGCGAGATCATTGAGCAATGCCGCGCTTCTGGTGTGGTCAGTCGTTATCTTCTTCACTTATCGACCAAGTATGCGCCAACCAGAAAAGGCAGCCCTGTCAGCGCCATGTCTCTGAGTAAATCCTTCCTGAAAATTCGTGATGAGAGTGGTCTCGTTTGGGATGAAGGTTCCGCACCGAGTTTTCATGAACTCCGCTCACTTGCTGAGCGCACCTATTCAGAATTGGGATACGACACCCAAGTGCTGCTCGGTCACAAGAGTCGGAAAATGACTGACAAGTATCACGACGAGCGAGGCAGTGAATACGTGTTTATAAAAGCCCCCAAGCAAAACGTGACACCGTAATGCATAACTCATTTTTAGGCATGCCACACTCTATTCACCCAGAATTCGCTGTCGTTTTGGAGGGAAAGTTTTGGAGGGATTTTGGGGAAAGCATTTTGAGAAAGTGGGCGGGAATATCTACCAACAATCCAAAAGTGACAATCTTCGACCTATATATGCAGAAAAACATGAGAGAAAAATCAGAATTTAAGTTAGGCACTATTTATATAATTCAGTTAGATAAGATCACTAACCTTCCTTTATAAACGAAAAAGCGCCGACAAATGCCAGCGCCTTTTAAAACCAACACCTAAGTGGGCAAATTACTTCGCAATATTGAAGAAAGCACCATCTTTACACGTAAACGTATAGTATTTCTCGCGCTCCATGTACTTCTCGAAGCCTTTACCTTCACAGTAGGTGGCGTTCAGGTCTGTCGAAATGTTCAATCGACTGTCAACAACACGTTGATCAGGGTTTGGCATAGATTCTGCCGTTTCAATCGAAGAGCAACCTGCCATTGACGCGGCAATGACCGCCATCACCATTATTTTTTTCAT